AGGGGAATTTTCAACAACATTCAATCCAAATGAAACTAAAGTTGAATTGGAATTTGCTGAAAGGTGGTCAAAAAAATATAAATCTTTATGTCATAAAAGATTCCACATTATCAATTTAGGTTTTGAACCATCAACAAGTGCTTATACAATAAATAAATCAGAATAATAATATGAAGTTTAATTTAATTAGATTGGAAGAAAAACGATTAATTACAGAATCTGTTTGTGAAATACATTATAGTGTTGAAAATCCAATCAGTAATGAAAGTACTATAAAATTAACTATACTAGACCCATTTTTTAATATCGAATACATACCAGGTTCGGACACTGTCACAATTCCAAATAATATTAATTTTTGGACTCGATTTAGTGTTGATGAAATTGATAATAATGAAAAACCTAATTTAAAATTTGGTGTTAGAATTAAAGTTGAAGATTTAAGTACTAATCAAATAATATATGATGAGGTAATTAAGACTCACCATAAATCTTTTGAAATGCGTAATCATTCTTTATCTAATCCTGAATATCTTAAAAGAGCTTGGATTATAGGGGATTCAAACGCTTGGGCTAGTTTTGGCGATACTAATAATAAATTTGATAGGGTAGGGAGACATGTACCTATAAGGGTTAGTCAGACTTCATTAAGTTTAAATCGATTTGTTAATGGTGACTTCTTAGGGTTACTTGATTCTCTTCCGATACAAGAAAAAGATGTTTTAGTGTTCTATTTGGGTGAGATAGATTTCAGATACACAATTCATAAACATTGTGAAAACAAGAACATTACTTTAAAAGAAGCTTGTTTAGAGTTGATGGATAGTTACTTTAATTCAATTTTAAAAATTAAAGAAATTTATAATAATCGTATTGTTATATTGTCACCTAATCCACCGATGAGAGATGGATTTTTATATGAATATATATTAGGAACTGAAGATGATAGAAAACTTTGTTTTAAATTATTCGATACATATTGGAAAAATAAAATTGGTTTTATTGAATATTTGGATTGGACTAAAGACTATACACTACCTGATGGATTAGTTGACACATCTAAACTATGTAATAATAATCACCATATTCGTTATTACGATTCAATAGTGAATTTATTATCTAAACAACTTTCTAAATCAACAAAAACAAATATTATAAAAACTAATGAACCAAAAGAGTTAGTGGATTATTGTTTGGATTTTGATTTGATGGAAAAATGTATTTTCATGCAGGTGTATGAAGAAATATTAACATTATCCTATTGGCTAGGAGGGTTTAAACCTCATAATATATTAGAAATTGGGACAATGGGTAGTACCTTTTGGTTGATGTCAAAACTATCAACGGGTAAGAAAGTTTCAGTAGATATTGAACCAAGACAATCAATTATACATCATTTTATGCACGGAGAAGATTGGAAATTCTTCCAAGGGGACTCACATACTAAAGATATGTTTGAACAAGTAAAAGATTTTTGTCCAAAATACGATTTTATTTTTATTGATGGTGACCACACATATGATGGTGTTAAACATGATTTTGAATTATATAAAAATTTATTATCACCACGTGGTGTGATTGGTTTCCACGACATTGACCCTAACCATATATTCGCCGATAGTTACGCCGGTCAGGTTTATAAATTTTGGCAAGATTTAGATGAAGGTACAAAAATTAATTTAGTATGTACTAAGTCATCTGGTAATGTTAAATTAAATGGTCAACACTCACAAGGGTTTGGTGGTATTGGATTATGGAGACCGTAAAAAATCATATGAATTATAAGATTAAATTAGTTCATTTACAGACAACACAGAATGAACATAGAGAAAAAGAATCAAGAAAATCTGTACAACAGGTAATCCCTTATGGTATTGAATATGTTTTACATCAGAACGAGTTATATGCTTCTTTACCTCCAATTCATACTAGTGTTAGACCACATAATGTTAGAATGGGTAAGTATGAAGATGTTAATGACCCTGAATATGGTAACGCTTTAACACCGGCTCACTACGGATGTTTTGAAGCATTTAAAATAGGTATCTTATCTGAATTTGATAATGATTTAGATTTCTTAATTGTCTGTGAAGGTGATTGTATTATAGAAGTTCCGATTGAGGAGTTTATAGATAAAGTTAATCAGGTGTGTAGTATTGTTAATCAGGAAGACATTTCTTATTTTTCATTCGGTGATACTAAAACCTTAGATTATGGATGGCACCAATCTGATGTGGTTAGGGAAATACCAAATCAAGATTTATTGTTTATTACAAATAAAATAATTGGTTTACAATGTATAATGTTTTCAAAGAAATCACGTAAAACAATAATGAACCAGTTGAGAACACATAGATGGGATTGTGCTGACACGTTTTTCAATATAATATGTTCAGAACAAAGATTGACCATGGGTGTTTTAAATAAAAGAATAACAACTCAAGTAGATGGTGAGTCATTTATAGATAAAGAATATAAAGTTTTTACAAAATAGTATGAAAAATTTAAAAATCCTATTTAATTTTGCAACAAGGAGTAGACCTAAAAAATTTATTAATGTAATTAATGAGTTATGTGATAAATTATACGATTATGAAAATTGTATAATTTTAGTCTCAATAGATAATGACGATGATACAATGAATTCAGATGAAATTAAAAATTTTATTTTAAATCATAGATATTCAAGTATTATAAAAGTATTTTCATCGGACTCTAAAGGTAAAATAATTGCCACAAATTATAATATTAATAAAATATCTGATTGGGATATTGTTATGAATATTGCTGACGATTTTGAATTTCCTAAAGAAAATATTGATTTACATATTAGAAAATATATGTTAGAGTTTTACCCTGATTTAGACGGTATTTTACATTTTCCTGATGGTATACAAAATGAATTAATTTGTACACATCCTGTTATGGGTAGAAAATATTATGAAAGATTTGGTTATATATTTAACCCTATTTATTATTCTTTTTACTGTGATGATGAACTTACTCAAGTCGGTAAAATTTTAAATAAAATAACATATATTGGTGATTTTATTTATTTACATAAACATTATTATTTTAACCCAGGGTCAATGGATGAACTAGATATTGAGAATGAAAAATATGCTTCAACAGATAGGGAAACTTATGATAAAAGAAAAAATGAAAATTTTAGTTTAATATGAGAATTACACAAGTAACACCTGGAATTATTACAATACCACCAAATGGTTGGGGGGCGGTTGAAAAAGTAATATGGGAATATTACAACAATATTAAAGAGTTAGGACACCAATGTGATATAAAATATCTTAATGAGGTAGATACTAACAGTAGTGATATTATTCATATTCATATGGCTAATTTGGCTATTGAAGCGGCAAATAGAGGTATCCCTTATATCTTCTCATTACATGACCACCACGTTGTTTATTACGGTAAGGAGTCATCTAACTACCAACAAAATTTAGAAGCAATTAAAAGGTCTGTGATATCTTTCACCCACGCTGAGTTTTTAGTTGATTACTTTGATGAGACAGATAAGTTGTTCTATCTATCACATGGTGTTAATACTGATTTCTTTAAAAATGACAATCCAAAAAGAACTGAACATAAATTATTGTGTTTAGCAAACAATGGTATTGGTGGTGATTCAACCTACGATAGAAAAGGATTTAGATATGCGATTGAATCCGCAATCAAATTAGATTTACCTATTACTGTTGCTGGTCCTGAAAATAACAGAATATTCTTTGAACATCACAATGACTTATTAAATTACGATAAGTTAACTTTAATGTTCTCAAATCCAAATGAAGAACAAATATTAGAACTATATAAAAGTCATTCAATCTTCTTACATCCATCTATGTTGGAAGCCGGACATCCAAACCTAACATTATTAGAGGCGGTATCTTGTAATATACCCGTTGTTGGTACTTATTTGGGTTCACAAACAATAGAAGGAATGGTTATAGTTGAAAGAGATGTAAATCAAATAGTTAGTGGTATTAAACAAGTAATTGACAATTATGATTTATATTTAAATAACACTGAATTAGATAGACAAAAATACGATTGGAGTGTTATTACTAAAAGGATGGTTAGAATTTATGAAGACCTTATTAACAGTAGAAAAAATTTGAATAGTCTTGAGACAAAACAAAGATTTGATAAAGTATTTGAAAATACTGAAATAAAACCAAAAGAGATGGTTGAAAAAATTGAAGTAATTAATCATTATATCAACGGAGCGTTAGTTGAAATTAAGGGTAATAGTGATAAACGATATTTGGTTGAGTTTTGGAATCAGAGTGGTGACTGTGAATATCGTGAGGAGATTGGTTGTAATATGTGGGTCAGATTAAGTAAGAAATATTTTGATGAGTATACTTTAAAAATTTACTCTGAAGGTAATTTAATTAGTGAAAAGAAATATAATGCGGAGAACAAACGAGTATATATCGCTTTAGATTCTAAATCTTTAGGTGATACATTCGCTTGGGCACCTTACGCTGAGGAATTTAGAAAAAAACATAATTGTAAGGTTATCTGTTCAACATTCTTTAACGATTTGTTTGTAAAACAATATCCTGAAATACAATTTGTCCCCCCTGGCAGTACGGTTGATAACCTATACGCAATGTATGAGATAGGTTGGTTTTACGATGGTGATAATGTTAAAACTGATAGACACCCAAGTGACTTTAAATTAGGTCCATTACAAAAAACCGCGACAGACATTTTAGGTTTGGAATATAAGGAAGTAAAACCTTTAATTAAAAACCCTAACAAGTTAAAGAAAAAACGAGTTGGATTGGGTATTCATTCAACCGCTCAATCCAAATATTGGAATAACCCAAAAGGATGGCAAGAAATTACTGATTATCTTATATCTCTTGGTTATGAGGTAATCATTTATTCAAAAGAGGAAGATGGGTATATGGGTAATTTTTATCCTAAAGGTGCTAAACAAAACCCTTCTGGCTCAATCTATAAACTGATTGAAGAGTTATCTACCTGTGAATTCTTTATTGGAATATCAAGTGGTATTTCATGGGTTACTTGGGCTTTGGATATCCCAACAGTATTGATTTCAGGATTTACTGAAGAGTTTAACGAACCTTATGATAATGTTTATAAAGTTAGTGCACCTGAAAATACTTGTAGAGGATGTGCAAATAAGTTTAGATTAGACCCAGGTGATTGGAATTGGTGTCCAATAAATAAGGGGAATGATAAAATGTTTGAATGTTCTAAAAAGATAACATCTGAGATGGTAAAAGATAAAATTATTGAATTACTTGGTAAGTAATTCAATAATGTCTTTAACAAATTCAACTATACCATAGATAGTGAAACTAAATACTAACACCCCAATTGCGACTTGAGGAACGATACTTTGTTTCATTTTATCACATTTAGTACATTTTTTTTCTTCGGTTTTTTTTAAATTTTCCATATTCTGTGTTATTTATAATTATGAACCTTTTAAGTTGTATAGTAAAAATAATAAATGAAGAAAGGATTGGAAAGCTTTTTGGAGATATTAAAGTTAAAGTATCTATTGAAAACTCGGCGCACGGAAATACACAAAGGTATAGACATGGTAAAGATGAAGTAATTACTAATGATGAAATCTTAAGTTTATTAAACCTTGGACTACCTGAAATATTAAGAGGTATTAAAGAGGGAGAGTTAGGACAAGATTCATCAATAGTAGTTTCACAAAAAGATTATCCATTCCTGAATGTTATTACCAATTTAGAAGAACAAGATTGTTATAATTTTCAAATTAATATTGTCACTACCATACGTAAGAAAAGATTTTACACAACTGGTAAAAACGATTTCCAAATTTACGTATAAATAAAAACCCCCAAAACATCCGATGTAATGAGGGTTTCTATCTTTTTCACCTAACGGTTGAGGCTTTTGCCTTTGAACACACCGGGGTTCAATTCCGACTTAATGATTTGGTTGGGTTATTAAGTTGACCCCATTCGTTTAACTTGAATACAAATATAAATAGAATATCCCGAATAAAAAAATATATTTTAAACTTTTTTTGACATATCTTTGTCGTATGAAACAGGAAATACTACCACTTAACTTACGTCACGTCGCTCAAATTGTGAGACGAAATATGATTACAAAAGTTGTACCATGCGGCAAGGAGTATTCGCGTAAAAAACTTAAGAAGGTTGATATCTACCAAGATTAGAATTATATTTAGATAAAAATTATTTTATGGCATTATCATATATTGGAGGTAAGAGTAAGATAGGTAAGTGGATTGTCCCATTCTACCCAACAGATATGGAAACGTATGTTGAAACATTTGGTGGTATGTTTTGGTGTTTCTTCAACATGGATTTAAAACAATATCCTAATTTAAAAAGAGTTGTTTATAACGACTTTAATCCTTTGAACTATAATTTGTTTATGTGTCTTCAGGACCCTGAGACTCTGTTATCCTCAATTAATAGTATCCCATGTCAACAACAAGGTGTGGAAGTAACACCACCAGTTTATAAAGAACAATTTAATGAGTTTCAAAAGGAAATTTTCTCTCATGGTTTAACAATTAACTATCCTGATTATGGTGTTGCTGCGAAGTATGCTTATGTTCTGACACAGGTTTTCAGTGGTTCAAAACCTGAGACATCAAGTTTTATTGATTTAAAGGGAAAGTATAAGTCAAAATATCTTACCTTTAGAGATAAATTATCTAAACCTGAATGGGTGGAACATTTCAATAGAATATCAGAGTTTAGATTGGGTGATTTTGAAGATGTTATTAAAGAGTTTGATAGTCCAACAACATACTTTTATGTTGACCCGCCGTACTGGAAAACCGAGAACTATTACTCAAACCACGATTTTGATAGGGAAGACCACGAAAGATTGGCTGATTGTTTGAAAGGTATTAAAGGTAAGTTTAGTTTATCTTACTACGATTTTCAGTTGTTGAATGAGTGGTTCCCAAAGGAGGAATACAAATGGGAGAAGAAAGAATTTGCTAAAGCCGCGGCAGCAAAGAAAGGAAAGGTACAAAATATGGGGGAAGAACTATTAATTATGAATTATTGATATATTTATATAAAAACTTTAGAAATGAAATTTACTAATATCTTAAAAAACATTATCTTAGAAGATTCAAGATTTAATCTTCTATATGATAAATTAGTTGACAAAGGTGGTAGAAAACCTGAACCTGGTAAAATCCCTTTTGAAACATTGAGAACTATTATCTTTGCTGACCCTACTACAAGAGCTCCGCAAAGCTTACTTCAAAATATTGATAGTCTAACACCTGAACAAATGGAAATTGTTAAGGTTGGTAAGTATACTAACTGGATATTAAAGAATTTCTTGAAACCATCATTTAGTGATGAAAGAGCGGATGTTGAAGTTGGTTCACCTGAATATAAACAATTAGTTAAAAGATATCGTGACTTATACCTTGAGGATTTATACAAGGTTACTGACGACTTAAAGAAGTTTGAGAGATTCAAAGGTCAATTAGAAGCTGACAAAAGAGATATTAATAAATTGACTGTTGATACATTATTTGATGCGGTTAAGGACTTTAAGTTAGAAAAAACAAAAGGAACAAAACAAGAAAAAGAAGAAGCTAAATCAACTTACCAATACCCTGGTTCAACGATTGCATTTAAAGGACCAAACTGGACTGTTGTTAAAATTGAAGACCAAACTGAACTTGGTAAAAACGCGGCTTGTTTCTTTGGTGGTTATCACGAACCTGATATGGGTGAAACAAGATGGTGTACATCTTCACCTGGTTTAAGTTACTTTAACACTTATATCAAACAAGGACCATTATATGTAATTCTACCTAATCAAAGTTCTGATTTGGGTAAGAAATCAGGTCTACCTGTTGAAAGATACCAATGGCACTTTCAGTCTAATCAGTTTATGGATAGAAACGATAGAAATGTGAATATTGTTGAAATGTTACAAGGTAAGTTGGCGGAACTTAAAGAATTCTTCAAACCTGAATTTGCTAAAGGATTGGCAAAAGAGAATGGTAAGAGAGTTGATATTGTTTATCCTGAATCTTCAGCAGGTAAGTTCGTTGGATTATATGGATTTAAAGAATTATTTGACAACCTACCAGATGACTTGGAGCAATTAATTATCCAAACTTCAAAAAACATTAAAGAAACAATTGCTCTTGAGGTTCCTGAAAGTATTGGAAGATTTGATAAGTTACAAACACTTTTATTAGGTGGTATGGTTAAATCTGTTCCTGATAGTATTTGTAATTTGACAAGTTTACTATTACTTGCTTTACCAAACAACCCTCAGTTAACGACTATCCCAACGTGTATTAAAGATTTACCTATGTTAGGTTTCTTAAATGTAAGTGGAAGTAATGTTAAACTTCCTGAAGAACTTAAAGATGTTTTACATGAGGAAGGTGATGGTTATTATTATGTAGTTTAATAAATTAGTTATATCTTTGTTTCCTAATCTTACTGCCTATGAAAAATGTAGATGCGGAAATTTACTTAAATCAGTTGATAGGGTTCTTCGAAAAGAACCCCAACGATTTGATTGACTTAATCGGGAAACTTAAGAAAAATACTTTCTACGAAAGGGTTAAAGAAAAAGTTTACGAAAACCTTGATAATGGTTTGGAACTTATCCTTACCCAGCAACAACTTATTGATATTGTTGTAGGTATGTACGATGAGACAAACAAAACTGTTAAACCATTAGAAATAAAAACACCTGTTATCAAAACAAATTACGGAATTATTTGGCTTAACTAAGAAAGTGTTGTATATTTGTAGTCATAAACAAATAAACACTATGAACCTACAAGATTTAAAAACAACAGTACCAGCATTATTCCAAACTGAAAAACTTTCAAAATTATCTGACCGTTACACCATGGTTCCTACCATTGATGTAGTTGACAAGTTCATCCAAAACGGATGGCAAGTAAGTGGAGCAAAACAAGTGGGTAAGAGCTCATTTGGTAAACACCAAGTTCGTCTTCGTAACGCAGAACTTCCACAAGTAGGTGACTCGTTATTAGAGGCGGTAATCACCAACTCACACAACGGAAGTTCAACTCTTCAAGTAGGTGCAGGTTTATTCCGACTTGTATGTAGTAACGGTTTGACTGTTCCTGTATCAACTTTCGGAGATATGAAACAAACACACTTGAACTTGAGTATGAGTGATGTTGAATTGATTACTGAGCAGTTCGTATTAAACACTCCAAAAATCCAAAAGTCAGTAACCCGTATGATGGAAGTTACTATGGATACTGAAAGAAAGATTGACTTCGTATCTAAGGCGGTTGGTATCCGTTGGAAGAACACCGAGGATATTTCAACTCTAACTTTGGAGACAATCATTGACCCACTTCGTGATGGTGATAGTGATGATAACCTTTGGACAACCTTCAACGTAGTACAAGAGAAGTTAATCCGTGGAGGGTTCATCAAACAACAAGGACGTAACACTCGTTCAGTAAAGGGTATCCAATCCTTGAATATGGATAACATGATTAACACAAAACTTTGGGAACTAGCTGAAACATTTTGCTAATGGACAACCTATTCACACTCATCAACGAAAAATATTATGTCGGTCACTATCTCCCCTACAATTCGGTGGGGGAGATTACTGATAGTATTCTTGTAGAACCATTTGGTTTGAAAAATAAATATCATGCGAGAGAGTCTTTTGACGGTAAGCATTATGTTTATACATTTGATAAATCAGTTAATAACGATAAAGAGGAGTTTGAAAAAAATTATGGTAATCCTCTTTGTGATGTAACTGTTTTTAGAAGTACTTTTGTTGTTGAGGAGAATGAAGATAAGGTTTGTTTAAAAGTATTCTATTGTGGAAAACACAGAAAGGCTGGTGAAGTATTTTTTCGTAAAAGTACCAAACTGAACTACATTACATTTAATAAGAAAACCAATATTTTTACGGTTGGTAAAAACACTGAATACCATAAGAAAAGAGGTAAGGGTAAAGGTAGTGTTGTTAGAAGAAACTCATTTCCGATATCGTTAACTACGGATGGTTATCATTCATTTATGAATGGGTTAGATGATACCAAAACATATAATTTAAAAATTACCGAAGGTATTAATGTGTTTTTATCTAAAATTGGAGCTGAAAAAGTTTTAAACTACATTGAGTTACCGATGTCTTTATTTGGATGCTTGTTGGACAAACAAGGGGTTAAGAAACCTGATAATTGGAGAGGGTATTACAATGTATATCCAAAACCAATTAAAAAAGACTATAAGAAATACGGATTTAAGATGGTTGATGCTTATATGAAATTAAACGATGTAAGTTCAGAGAAAATTAAAAAAGTATTACATAAAGTCCAAAATCCTTGTTTCAAAAGTATTAAAATGTTGATGGATGTCTTTGGGAGAGATTTTATTTTACAAAGACCTGAAGAAGAATTGTGTATTATTTTTAACACTAAAATTGACGAATCACCATTTCAACCTGTAAGACATTATTTTGAAAATTTCGGTAAAAGGGATATGAGTAATTGTTATCAGATTTACTTATTATCTAAAACCGACCATAATTTATCTACTCATACTTTTTACGACCACGTAAGATTTTTTGATATTCTATCAAGAAACGAGCCGATTAAATGGATGTCTAAAACTTTGAAAGAATTTAATGCTGAACATAGTACTTGGTCAGATAAAGTTGACTTTTACACCACAGGGAAATACTCAAGACAATACTCTAATGAATTTGTTGAACAAGTATCAAAACCAATCATAACAAGTGATAAAATGGTATTTAACCCTCTTGTACTACAAAGTAGTGAAGAATATGTTGATGAGTCAGTACACCAATCTAATTGTGTAAGAACTTATCAAGATAGACCTTCATCATTAATTATATCACTTCGTAAGGAAGATGGGGAGAGAGCGTCAATTGAATACAGACCTTCAATCGGTACGAATAATAATCAACCTGTTATATTCAAACGAGTTCAGACACTTGGAAGATTTAATGGTTTATTGGATGATAGTTGGGATGATGCGATTTCTATATTGGATAATAGATTAAAAAGTATCTCTAATGAAGTGTGGGGTAATCCTATAGCTGAGTTTGTTACTGGTGGTGGAAGAAAAGAATACAACTTTATTTTTGATAAAGACGGACAACTTAACTGGGGACATTTAACAAATTCAATTGACATTGGAGATGATTTACCTTACATTGACTTTGAATGGTAAACGAAAAAAAGATATTTCTATTTGAGGATAGACTGTTGGATAAAGAAGGACTTTTATCAATTCTTCAGTTATCTGATGGACACAATCTTTTACCTAATGATTTTTTGAAAAGAGATAACATAGAAAAAGTTTTTATCAACTCAATCATGTATAGTGATGGTGAGGTTTACTCCGATTTAATATGTAAACTACCCAACGGTAGTTTTATTTATTTATCTAAAGCAGATGGGGTTGAGTATAAAGTAAAATTATATTATAACGCTGACAAGTTGAGTGAGGTTAAGTTCTTCTTAACTCAACTTTTGAAACAAAAAAAGGAAAGTAAAAATATTTAAAAGTATGGAACAATTAACAAGTAGTCAGATACAGGAAAAAATTAACAACGGGGAAGATTTTATATTAAAGATGTATGCCACATGGTGTGGTCCCTGTAAACAATTAACAGAAGAATTAAAGAAAATCACAACTGATGTGTCAATCTATGAGTTTGATGTTGAGAGTGATATTAATTTCTCAAAGAGTTTGGGTGTTAGAAATGTACCAGTTTTAAAATTCTATAAAGAAGGTGTTGATACTCACACGATGGTTGGTTTAAAACCTGCTGATATGGTATCATCATTAATCACTGAACACATTGAGAACTAATGGCTAATTTATTGGTTGCATATACAATGAAAGGTTGTCATTGGTGTACGGAGTTTAAAAAACAACTTAAAGAAAATAAGATTAAGTTTAAGGAACGAGACATTGAAAAATACGAAGAGGAGTATAACCTTTTTGTTGAAGTCACTGGTAATGATTTTGTTCCGGCATTTATGATTGTGGATACTGTAACAGAAGATGCTAAGTTATTCGCTCCCGACAGAGATTTCCAAGATATAAACGAAGCTGTTGGAATTATAAAAAATATTTTGTAGTTTTGTTCCATGAAGGAACTAACATTTAAAAAGAAAGGGGTAGTTCATACCCCTTTGACATTTTGGCAAGTTGACCCAACATCAAAGATTGCTATCTATCAAGGTGGAAGAGGGGCTCGTCCTGATTTGGATTTCATAGTAAAACATAAGGAGGAAGGTAAGAGATTACGGACACCATCACATACACATTGGATTGTTGATTTGATTGCTAAGAAACAATGTGCTCCGAATGTTATTAAGGGTTTTATTGATGACCTGATAAAAATCTATGATGAGACCGAACCATTTAATTGTGAGACATCAAGGGATACCTACAAGTTACAGTATGTTAATAAACTCACATCAAAGTATCTTGAGTTACAAGGATGTGGTTATTATTCTGTTGAAGTTTTAATTTCTTTTGTTGAGTTGTTCTCCAAGTGTGAAAAACAAACACCAGATGCGTTCATGTTTAGAAACCTATTGGTGATGGTTAAGGGGTATATTGATGGTGATAGAGACTTCTACCAAATCGTTGGTTATTCTAAACGTGTTTAAATAACGTTCAGGAACAATTTGGACGGTAGTTGGTAGTCATCTGATACCTTACCTTCAAAGTTGTCGTTTAATATCGATAGGAGAAGTTCTGAACTATAGTAACTATCTGATTTTACCTTTGTGAATTTCAGGTTACCTTCATTACTTTCAAATTCCAATTTAATGTTTCTGAACTTAAAGTACGGTTGTGATTTCTCCGAGATTTTATAAAGGTAAGAATAAAGATTACCTAAATAGTTTTTAGAATAACCGTGAGGGAATGTTGATTGTATGGTTATTGATGATAGATTGTTTGTTGTGAAAGTTTCAGGATATTCAAATACGAATTTTGTATCCTCAAAGTTTGTGTCTTTGGTATCATAATCTATGATGTCCAATGTTTTAAGATTAAGAGCTGTTAAATCAGAATAGTTATTTTGTTCTTGTTCTATGAACTTATCTGTCAGATTGTAACATCCATATATTTTTGGATTCTTTGTATAACCTTTGATAATAAATAAACTATTACAATCAACAACTGATAGTTTTGTTTTATAAGTGTTATTATCACTTATTTCTTGACATAAGAAATCTGCAAACTTATTAACAAATTCTTGATTTAAAATACAACTCTCTTTTTCCATGTCCAATTTTAGAACTAAAATTTTAAAGGTTAAAGTGTAAATAATTTTTTGTGTTATTAGAAATAACTATTAAATTCAATATTAAGACATTTTTTAACGTCACCTAAATCGGGGTAGTCAGGAACTCTTCCAGAACTCAACCAATTTAAATCACCATTTTCAAATAAACTTTTAAGTAGGTTGATGTAACCTCCGTAATAATTTAAATTTTCATATGGGTTATTTACGTTACTTTCAAACCAAAGTTTAATATTATTATGAGCAGTTTTTGTAACTTCATATCTTACACCCCATCTTTCTGTTGATGTACTTTTATTGTAGTCGTGTTTTTTGTATTTATACTCTTCTGATTTTTTACTATCAATAACCTCACCGACTAATTGTCCTATAAGTGAGTCATACAATTCGTTAGCATAAACCGACCCATAACAATTTGAGTATAATGAATATAATTCACTTCTTATATCTAATCCTAAGTTCATTATAAAGTATTCAACACAATCATTATCTTGTAAAAGTTTAGTGATTATCTCTTCATTTAATTTTAAATTCGACTCATCACCTTGTTCTATTGCTAAATCTTCTATTAATTCAGGAGTTAGATGTTCGATAGATAAATTACCAATTTTAAGTAAATCTTCTTTGATATAACCTCTAATTTCTTCTTGGTATTTTGGTTCTAGTTCTTCATAAATATCTTTGAACTCATCACCTGTTACGTCATCATATAAATAACCATCATAATCCCCATTTAATATTTCGGCAATTCTATCTTCACTAATATCGTTTCTACCACTACTAAAGAATTGTGCCAGTTCACCAGAATCTTCTAAATCAACATAATATTTCCCATCAATTTCAGTTATATCTGAAAATTCCATTTCCATCATCTTATAGATGTAATTTGGGTCTTTTTGTATTAACTGATAAATTATTTTATTTTGATAATCCGACCAGTCATTATTAAAAGGGTCAATGTAATGTGTTAAATTATTTTTAATTATTAACTCAAAAAATTTATCAAAACCACCTATGGTGTTTTCAATATCCTCTTCAGTAACATCTCCGTTTTGGAATAGAGTAATAAGTTTTACTAACTTATTTTGGAAAGCTGTTAGTACGGGTTTTTCCTCTTCTTCGTTTAAGTTTTTGAAAATTTTAAATTCCATAATGATAAATATAAAAAAAGGGGAAAAATTCCCCTTTTAGTTTTCTTATGTTGCGGGAAAGATTATTTTCCACATCCGCAACCACCACCGTTGTTGTTCTTCATTGTTTTTAATTTATTAGAGGTTTATTACTTTTTCTTGTTTTTGTTGTAGTACTTATCAATAGTACTTTGAATTGCTGTTCTGATACTCTCAGTTCTTAACTTTTTCACCTGTTCAGGTGACGCACTTTGTTTTTTACATCCACATCCCATATTGTTGGTATTTTATTATAAATATTTACCACATGTGATTTAATAGTAAATAATATAGTTATTTTAATATTTATTAATATAATTTTTATCATGAGAGTTAATATAGATATATCACAAATACAAAAGGTTGTTCAGATGTTGGTTGAGGAAGAAGGACAAGAGAGTGTTGTTATAACACCTGAGCAATATATTGACTTATTAAAGTTTACTAACTATAACGGTAAATTGGTTCAAAATATGAAACAATTCAGAGGTAAACGAATTGTTATTGATGGTGACTTAAGTTTGAGAAATACGGATGCTAATAACATTACAAATATCACAGTTAATGGTGGTTTAGATTTATCATACACTCAAATTAACTCTCTTGAGGGTCTTATATACAATAATATTTCAACATATGGAACACCGTATGAAAAAATTCAAATCAAAAAACAAAGACAGATTGAATTAGCCAAACAAAACGATTTACGACAAGAGGACGAATGGAATTTAGAAACTGCGACTAGTGAGATTGCGATTTTGGCAAATGTTTTATTTGAGTATCTGACTTCATCTTTTGGTCTTTATGAGGCTAAAGAACCTAATCATGATGCAAGGTTACAGGAACTTTATACTGCAAAAGAAAGAATGGAGGAAATTGAGAAAGAAACAGAAGATAATGAAAATCTGATGGATTTAGAAGCGGTTGAAGAAGAAATTGAAGAACTTGAAAAAAGAATTGACTTATATAATTTGGTTTATGATTACAAATATTATAGTATGAGAACTTTTTATTTGTTAACTGACGAATTAGAAGAATCAAAAGAAAGATGGGCGGTTGGTGATAATTATAGAACCCACATGTCGGCATATGAAAGAATTGATGAATTGATTGATGATATCGGAATAAAAGGTTTTAATTCTAGTTTTGTTGAAGATTATATTGATATTGAAGAACTTAAGGAAACTTTTAGAGACGATGAAGAAAATAATGTTAGAGAAAACCTTGAAGACTTTTTTGACGAGGAAGATTTTGAATATTCCGACCCGGCAGTTCAAGAAAGGATTGATGAAATTGAATTGTTTTTAGAAGATTCTGAAATAGACCAAGAAAAAAAAGATGAATTAAATGAAGAACTTGATGAGTTAAGAGATAGTGATAAAACTGTCCCTGAAAATTTAATTGAGGAAAAGGTTGAAGATTTAATTAATGATTTGGTTGATGACCCTGCGAACGTAATTGAAGAATATGGTTTGAATATTGAAAACTTTATAGATATAAAAGGATTTAAAGAAGGGTTAATTCAAACTGACGGTATTGGTCACACACTGAACTCTTACGATGGTGATTACGATACTATTGAATTTAATGATGAAACATATTACATTTTACAAATAGAAGGGTAAAATGGAAACCAAATCAAGAAAAAGAAGAACGAAAAAAAATAATCATTTCAGATTAACAACCGACTGGTTATTAACAGAACCAATTGACTACGAACACAAATATTATATGTTGATGGACTTTTTAAAGTTCTGTGACGATAAGATTGAGAAGTTTGAGTTATATCCATTATTTAGTGAAATGTCATTACACTTGGCTAATCTACAAGTGATGTCTTCGGAATTCAAATACATCGTTGTTAATAAGAAGTTTGAAGTTATTGATGATGAAATACTAATCAATGAACTTAAATTCACACCCATCCCAAAATTAAATGATGATGAGTTGGAAGAATTAAATAAGGTATTAAAATATGCCGGACCAAAGTTTTTTGAATATTTCAATGTCATCAAAGCTCTTTGGACATTAACATACGACTCGGTTTCAATCAAACACACCAACGAAAATAAGAAACAGGATTTAGAAAGAGGTTACTTCTTCACACTTAACGGGAACAACAAAAGGATTTGGAAGTATACAACTGGTGGTATTGATACGGTTAAACACGACAGTAAATTTGCGGTTCAGTTGATATTTGATGGGGAAAGTAAAAAGGTAATTAGAACAATATTAAATGAATTAACACAAGATATAAGTTTACCCATCTTTGAATTAATGTCTTCCAACGACCTACCATTTGAAAATACACTCCTACCAATCTTTAAAAGAAAGGTATTAAGTTACATAGTTCAGAAAAAAACAATTGTAAATCTAAAAAAAGATTAATATATTTGTTATATGGGATTCAACAAAAAAATAATAGGAGAAGAACAAATCAAAAGTTTAGAAAAAGATTTAACTATTATTAATCATTATCTCAAAGCCGATTCAATCATTTTCACAAATAACGACGTTGCCAAAAAATTTAAAGAGTATGAGAAACAATATAGACCCGTATGAAGTTCTGTTAAGAAAACTTGAAAAACCAGTTCATATCAATTACATTTGTGATTATATCCTACGAGTTGGAATCGACGAAACAAGAAAACGAATTGAAAAACTTGTAAGTGAGGGTATACTTGAAGAAAGTAAATATGGAAAAGAATATTATGTCAGAACAAAAAGAAATGGTTAATCACCCATCACACTATGGTGGTGAAGATAATCCATATGAAGCTATCAAAGTCATTGATGCTTGGGGTTTAGATAAAGATTTTTATTTGGGTAATGCGGTCAAATACCTATCACGTGCTGGTAAGAAAGACAATGTGGTTCAGGACCTGAAGAAAGCTATATGGTATATTGAAAAAAAGATAGAAAAATTACAGAATGATTGAGAATTATATTAATAAGGTAATCAATGGTGACACCATTGATGTAATGAAAGAGATGCCTGAAGGTTGGGTTGATTTAGTTGTAACGTCACCACCATATAATGTGGGTATCCAATACGACACACATAATGATGAGATTGTTATGGATGAATATTGGGATTGGTCTGAAAAATGGTTAACGGAGGCTTATCGTTTACTTAAAGACGATGGAAGAATGGCTATTAACATACCATATGAGGTAAATGTACAAGCTCGTGGTGGTAGAGTATTCTTTGCCTCTGAGATATATCAGGTGATGAAAAAAGTTGGGTTTAAGTTCTACGGTATTGTTGACCTTGAAGAAGACTCGCCACATAGAAGTAAGACAACTGCTTGGGGTTCTTGGATGAGTCCATCGGCACCTTACATTTATAACCCAAAAGAGTGTGTTATTCTTGCTTATAAGAAAGTTCATATTAAGAAAATTAAAGGTGAACCACAATGGAAAGGTGAACCTTATCTAACTGAAGAGGGAAAGAACAAAGTTGCTTATTCTGAACAAGATAAGAAAGAGTTCATGGAATTGGTGTTTGGACAATGGAAATACTTTGCTGACACTCGTTCATTAACAAAGGCAACGTTCTCGATGGATATTCCCGAAAAGGCAATTAAGATATTATCATATAGAAATGATATTGTTTTAGACCCTTTCAATGGTTCAGGAACCAGTTGTGTGGCAGCAGTTGTTCATGACAGAAGATGGGTTGGTATTGAATTGAGTGAAAACTATTGTGAAATTGCTAAACAACGAATACAAAGTTTTGTTGACCAAAAGAACCAACAGAAGTTACAATTTGAAAACGGAGTCCAATAAACTCCGTTTTTTTATTTATTTGTATATTTATAATTAAATGTTATTATGAAAAATTCGGAAGTTGTTAAATTTTTACTAGAAACACAAACTCAGTTTAGAATACTACACTGGCAAACAAAATCATTCTCAAGACATGAGGCTTATGGGCGTATTTATGATTCACTTGATGATTTGATTGATAAGTTTGTTGAAGTTTGTATGGGTAAACACGGAAGACCTAGTTTTACAGGCGGTTATACATTAGCGGGTAGAGATATTGAAGAACTTGAGTTAACTGAGTTTATTAATTTAGTATGTGAATACTTGGTGGGATTGTCTGAAAGCTACGACCCAAAGATGGACTCAGATTTATTAAACATTAGAGACGAAATGTTAGCGGAAATTAACCAGTTGAAATACTTGTTAACTTTAAAATAGAGGTATATTACTTTTTTACTTTAAAAGGTTCATCGTAATGATGAACTTTTTTTTTGTTATAATATTTATTATTAATGAAAAAGATAATTTCTGAAGGTGGTATTAGAAACATAAAAGAACTTTCTAATAGATACAGCAAAGCGAAGATATACTTTCACCAAGATTTAGATGGTGTTGCAACTGCATTAGCAATGAAAAAGTATTTGGAAGACAATGGAATTAAAGTTGTTGATGTTGAAGTAATCCAATACGGAGATAAAGAATTTGCGGTTAAGAAGGCGGATGCTGAAGGTGAAATTATGCCAGTTCTTGTTGACTTTGCTCACGGAAAACCAATGTTCGTGGTTCATACCGACCACCACGACAGACAAGCCGGAGCTGACGAAACTAAGTCAACTCAGTTCAGAGGGGCTCGTTCAAATGTTGAAACTCTTTCACAGATTGTCCCGGCTTCTGAAATTTTCACACCAGAAGATGTTGCGACAATATCTATGGTTGATAGTGCTGATTACGCTTCCAAAAACATTACACCTGAAATGGTGATGAATTATGTTTATGGTACATCAAAAGAAAAGAGTGCTAAAGAAAATAGAATGTTATTAGGTTTGGTTACCAACAAATTATTGTTGGCTTTCAAAAGTAAACCAGGATTTTTAGAGACATTAGTATTAGATTGTAAACCTTCACTTCTTTCAATCTACAATAAGATTAAGGAATTAATGAAGACAAACAGATATGCTGATATATCTTCATTAGAGAAAAACAAAGAAGATTACGTTCAGACAATGAAAGGACATAAGAATGTTCAGGTTAAAGATAATATCATCGTTCAGTATGGTGGTGGAAGTATGATGAGACCTGGTTCATATGATAGATATACCCCATTTAGAAACAACCCTGATGCTGACTTCCTTGTTATTGCTTGGCCACTTGGTTTATTACAGGCATCATGTAACCCTTTTAAAAAAGAAAGAGAACTTAAAGGTGTTAACTTGGGAGAGATTGCTCAAGAAGTATTGGGACATTGGGAATCACAATTAAAAGAAAAACAAGTCCCATTATCAACAATCAAGTGGGTTTCTGAAACTGCTGCGAAAGAAGAATCAGTTGGATTTACCTTTAAGGATTTTGCTGCAATATACGGAGACAAATACTTGGATGAGAAAGATGGTGTTAAAACACTTATGGATATTAAATCTTTGATGGAAAAGAAATCAACTGAACTGACTGAAGAAGAATGGAGTGTTTTAGATGGTGTTACCGTTCCTGTATGGGAAGTTATCCAAGCCAATTCAGGTGGACACAAGTGTATTACAAATATATCAGGATTAAACTATATTGGAAGAAGTAAGAGACCACCACAAGGTAAGTACAAGTATGAGTCTGAAAAAGAAGATTCACCTTATATTAAATTCTTAAAGATGTTACAGAATAGATTTGTTAGTGTCCTACAAGAAAAAATTGAGTCTTCAAAGAATTGAGTTATTCACAATTTTTTATAGAAAAAATCCTTAAACCCATTTGTTTGGTGTACTTTGTACCCATGTTTTTTGTTTAACTCTTGTGATGCCTCATTTTTTAAACTGACTATTGAAGTTGCGTAATCAAAACCCCTAGATTTGGCAATTTCATGACATTCATTTTTTAGAATGTCGGCATATCCTCTGTTTCTATGATTTTCATCCACAAATAAACTATGTAAATAAACGGAGTTTTTACCATTAAAAAAATTATCGTCACACATCTCTCTACAATATTCCGTCTTTTTATTATTAAATCTATTAATATCAGGGTCCAACCCAATTGATGAATCATAGTCAAGTACATTAGTACTACCAATCATATTTTTGTCCTTATCGTAAAGACATATTCTTAAACCTGGACTTACACTCAAATCGCCCTCAAAAATAATTTCAGGTTGGTTAATCGACTCAAGAACCAATTTTTTTAAAATAGAAATTTGAGAAAGTCTTTTCATTAGTTAGTTTTCACCTATTTATAAATATAAGTATATATGAAACAAAGTGCGGGAATAATTGTAAAAGTAAGAAAGTTTAAACTTTAATTAAAAACTTACAGATATCACCTTCTTCAATATTTTCATCTTGACAACGACCACCTTCTATTTCTAAAACATAGGTTCCAGAACCTTCGTAACTTTGACAAAGTTCATCTTCACATGGTTCACAGTTGTGGTGTATTTTTGTTATCTTATAGTTTTCATCTATAAAGATAATATCCAAAGGAATAATACAGTTCATCATCCAAAAACTGTGTTCACCTTTACCCATTAAAAATAGCATACCATCAAATCCGATAAATTCACGACCTATCATCCCTCTTTGAGTTTCAGATTTGGTTTTACAAACTTTGACTTTAAAAATTTCTTTATTTATTATTACAAACATAGTTATATATAAATAGTATTATGAAACAAAGTGCAGGAATAATTGTAAAAGTAAATAACAGATGTTTAGTTTGTAAGAGAGCTGTCGAAATTAATGAACCATCAAAATGGGCAATACCTATGGGTGGTATAGAAGAAGGTGAAGACCCAAAGGATGCTGCGTATAGAGAGTTCTATGAAGAGATGGGTGTTAGTGTTGATGGTGTCATTAAACCTTTATCTAGAATTAATCGTTATAATAAGTTAGGACAGGTAAAAACAATTTTACATGTCTTTATTTTTAAAACCGATACTGAAATCATTCCGGATTTAGATGGAGCAGCGGATGGTTTTGAACACACAGAGTGCGCTTATATGACTTTAGAAGAAATTAAAGGACTTAATATGTCATCAGGTATTAAGGAAGTTTTAACTGATGTGTTAAACTTTTGATTTTTTTGATATATTTATTTGACACTACGGAATATTCGCCGTAAGTTTGTAAAAGATTTAACACTCATAGGGGATGAAAGATACTCGGTAGTTAAATCAAAAAAAAAGTTCACAAACTACTTGACAGAAAGAAAAAAAAGTCGTAAGTTTGTAAAAGATTTGAGATGAAGAGGTTGTAAAGATTCCTACTTCGGTAGGTTGTAAAGATTCCTCCTTCTTCTCTTTTTGAAAAAGCGTTCTTTGAAACAAAAAGATTATCCGTTCAGGAAACACAAAGTGTCGGTGATATTATCCACCGAGTAAATGGCAGAAAGTCCGCAGCTTGAGTGTAACTGATAAACGATAATGGGCCGTGTATGGTCCTTAAATAAACTACGAAAGTAGGATAAAGTGGTCTCCCCTGTGTTGAGGAGACTGCGGTTTGAAACCCCGTAAGGGGAATTGAACTCAAGTACACAAGTGGGATATCACCACACCGTAAGTACCGAGGATAACTTCGTAGGGAAAATGGTTGGGTGACTTGGGAAAGTAGATTCTCAAGTTGAGTTCGGAAGAACGATAAGAATAACCCATAGGAACTCTGTAAGAAATGTGACCATCCAGTTACACTATTGCGGGTCCCAATATGATAGAGGACTTAAAACCGAAAGGTAAGATGGAGAACGAGTGGTGTCGCTACTATCCCTAAGGAAGACCTACCAAGGTCTCTTTATGAAGTAATCTTGAAATATGGAGGTGGGGACACTTCACGGAGTAGTTTAGTATTCTGTCGCTCAAAAGGAGACAGAGCTTATGTTGGACCACTACTCTGACACATCTACAACACAACCCTAAAATTATTACAAAATAACAAAGGAAAAGTGTCCATCAGGTTTGAGTGAAAGGTGACTACATAGTAATGAGCCGTTCATTGCATACAGAGACCCCAAGTCAATGTGTATTGTTAAGAAAAACCTTTAGTCCCGCAAGGACGAACTGGGGTGGCAACCTCGGAAAGAGTTAAGTACTGATAGAGTAATTCAAACCTCAAGGAGTGGTACACCTAAAATACCGTCACTAAGAAATACTACCCAAAAGGTGGTGGATACGAAGGGAAACAATAATCCTTCAAAAGTTTCTTAACATAAGCTGTAATCTCAGGCTTTTCTAATCTGACCTGTCAATTGACGGGTTTTTTTATTTATAGATACTTATAAACTATGACAATATTAGAAAATCTTAAAGAGGTATTACCATCATGGGCGGTGGTAACACAAAAGGAACTACCATATAAGATGGAGTATGAGATTAGACTTCAACCTACTTTGGATGAAGATGAACATTTTGCTTTAACACCAAAACTTAAAGAAGCTTGTCAGGGTAAGTTTATGGAAAGATACACTGTAGATATTGGTGAACACTTTTATATTTATACAAAAAAGTAATCATGATACCTAAAGAGATTAAAGAATTAGTTAACAAATACCCAAACAATTACGAGTTAGGTGAAGAAGTTAGAAAATATTATCACAAAAATAAACAGAAAGAAAATTTTAATTCTGGTGTTCTGTGGATTGGGGTTTTATTCTTTTTTATATTTGCTTCACTCTTGACTTGGATTATAACCGTTTAATTTCCTGACTTTAAACATATTTATAATAAAATTATAAATTATGTTACTAAAAGTTGGGTCTAAAGGAGAAGACGTTAAACAACTCCAAGCAAAATTAGGATTAACTGCCGATGGTTCATTCGGTCCTAACACAGAGAAAAAAGTTAAAGAATGGCAAGCGGCTAACGGAATAACCGCTGACGGAATCGTTGGGCCAGGAACTTGGTCTAAAATGTTCGGAGCGACAACTCAACCTGTTCAACCAGCACAAGTGGTTAAAGAAGATGTTGTTATTCCAACAAGTTCTGAGTTCAAATTACAAAATCTAAAAGGACATATTCCTGACGCAGTGATTGCTCAAATCCCTGAAACTGCTAAAAAATTCAATATCACTAACCCATTAAGATTAGCTCATTTCTTGGCTCAGTGTGGACACGAGTCAGGTGGGTTTAAAGCTGTTTCTGAGAACCTTAACTATTCTGCTGACGGACTTAAGAAAATCTTTGGTAAGTATTTCCCTGGTAACTTAAACGAGTCATATGCTCGTCAACCTGAAAAGATTGCTTCACGTGTTTATGGAAGTAGAATGGGTAATGGTGATGAGTCAACAGGTGAAGGTTTTAAATTCCGTGGAAGAGGATATATCCAGTTGACTGGTAAACAAAACTATACAAACTTCGCTAAGTTCATTGGTGAAGATACTGTGTCTAATCCTGATTTAGTTGCTACCAAATATCCTTTAGCCTCTGCGGCGTTCTTCTTTGATTCAAACAAACTTTGGTCAATCTGTGATAAGGGTTCTGATGTTGCAACTGTCACGGCAGTTACAAAACGAGTTAATGGCGGGGTTATAGGGCTCACTGACAGAATAAAACACTTCAACGAGTATTACAACCTACTTAAATAATCTAAGCCCCCTTGAAAAAGGGGGTTTTTGATTAATGTGTTGATTATGTAATTCAATTATTCTATTATTACCTAAACATAAAAAAACAAACTATGAAAAAAATTAAATTATTTCTTTTAACCCTTTTCGCATTCATTGGAATGAGTGCATCATCACAAGTATTAACGTCTTTTAACGTTGATATAATTAACCTCGGAGGATGTCCATACACATTGTTCGGAAACTATTATGGAGGTGGTATTCAAGGTAGTATTACTTTAACACAACAACCTACAGGAAGTTATGTTGCAGTTGTACCAGCAATTGATAGTCTAAATGTTAGTATCTGTGCAATTTATACTTCACCATGTTTAGGTGAGACTTGTATAAATGAAACAATATATCTTGGGTCAGGACAAGGTGTTCAGACATTTACGATAGTACTTCAAAACCAAGACTCAGATTTTGATGGGTTCATGGATAACATTGACTGTAATCCATTTGACCCATATATCTATCCAGGGGCACCTGAACTATGTTATGACGGTATTGATAACAACTGTGATGGTTTAATTGAGGCAATGCCGACAATTGATACTCTGTACTTTGTTCCTGATTCACTTGTATCTGAACCAAACACTATTTACGTGGTTTACCAAGGTTCAAATACTGTAGAATGGGAATGGTTTTTTGGAAATGGAGGAAATGGGACGAGTTCAAACGAACAATACCCAACCATTACATTCCCTACCTCAACGTTTACTTCACAAATGCTCCCGATTAACTTATACGCAATTTCCATTAATGGTTGTCAGGTTTATACTTCAATAAACTTTTCAATTGATAGTAATGGAGTTTGGACACCGGGTGGAATTTTAAATGATTATACCTTAAACGTTGTTCCTGAATTTATAATTGGGGTTGAAGAAACAATGACTAATAACGTTAAAGTTTGGCCAAACCCTGTGTTAGGTATTGTTAATATTAACACACCATCAAATAGTGGAACGTTAAGAGTTATGTCTATCGACGGAAGATGTGTTCACCAAGAAAAATATTTTACTAACAACATTCAGTTTGATTCTGAAACATTAAGTAATGGAACTTATGTTATTACTCTTACTGACGATAGTGGTAAGTTTTACACAACAAGAATTATTAAATAATAAAATCCCCCTGAAACATGGGGGATTATAATTTTTATATCGGATATGAAAATTAAAATGGGTGTGGTTGAAAAACACCAATACGAAGGTGTTAGAGAATTTGAGGAAATTGACTTGGACAAATTTCCGATTATTAAACAATTTATGGATGTTAATCCAGATTGCACCGAACAGGAATTACTTTCTTATATTAAGAAAATCAAAGACGAAGAGTTCAAAAAATTCATAACAGAATTGAGTTGGAACTCTATCATTAAAGAAAACTTCAGTAAGAACAAAACTGAATTTAAAATAGAAATAGAGAAATGAATGTATTAATAACTGGTGGATTAGGTTTTATTGGTTCTAATTTTTATAATACCTTTAAAAAGAAATATCCTGACTATAATTTAGTCATCCTTGATAGTGGGACATATGCAGCGGATGAAGATAACATTGATGATGTTAGAAGCTCTAGAATAATCAAATTTAGTATTACTGAACGAGAAAGATTATTTAAGTTATTTGAAAATTACAAGTTTGACTCGGTAATACACTTCGCGGCTGAATCACATGTTGATAACTCAATATTAAATCCGATGGAGTTTGTTCAAACAAATATTATTGGAACGTTGAATCTGTTGGACGCTTCAATTAAGTATGGTATTAAATTATTCTATCACATATCAACTGATGAGGTTTTTGGACATTTAGGTGCGGTGGGTTCTTTTGATGAGAAGACTGCTTATGACCCAAGAAGTCCTTACTCAGCATCAAAGGCATCATCCGACCACTTTGTTAGAGCTTACTACCACACTTATGGATTACCTGTTGTGATATCAAATTGTTCAAATAACTTTGGACCAAACCAACATCAAGAAAAATTAATTCCAACAATCATTAAAAGTATCCTTAATGGGAAACCAATACCAGTTTATGGTAACGGACAGAATGTGAGGGACTGGTTATATGTTCAGGACCATGTGGATGCGATTGATATGATATTTCACAAAGGTAAGGTAGGCGAAACCTATTGTATCGGTGGACGTAATGAACTAAATAATTTAAGACTGGTTAGATTGATTTGTGATAAGATTGATAATATTAAACAATGGGAACAGAACTCACAAGACTTAATTACATTTGTTGAAGATAGAAAAGGACATGACTTTAGATACTCTATTGATTCAACCAAGGTGAAAGAACAAATTGGGTGGGAACCTAAAGTTAATTTTGATGAAGGGTTAGATAAAACTATTGATTTTTATTTCAAAAAGTTTGGAAGTAAGGAATAGTTTATCTATATTTGTGTTATGAAAGTAACATTAAACATCCAACACGAAAAATTCGGTAAAGTATTAACAATGTCTTTTGTTGACGCAATACAGACAAAATTATTTTTAAAACTTGTGAATGACGCTATTGATAACGGAGTTGCGTTTAGATACTACAACGTGACTGATACATTAGTACATATTCCTAACAAGATTTTAGTTGAATCTTTAATCACAACTGAAATGGAGTTTGTTACATTTTCTGAACAAGTATTGGCTAAAGTAGGTGAGGTTAAATAGTCTTTGTTAAACAAAGTGGTGGACCAACTTCCGGGTTGGGCTCAAAAGGGAACATTAGTGTTCCCTTTTTTCGTTTTATTTGTATTTATATATAAAACTATAGTTATGTCTAAAATTATAATCACAGAAGAACAACTTGAAAAATTAAAAAAAGCTTTATCTGAAAATACTGAACTTATTAATGAAGATAAAGATGGTAATTATATGGCTAAGCAACAACTTTTTGCCCTTGGTACCTTAGCATTACAAATGTGGGAGATTATGGAAGATGATGAACAGTTGGATGATTGGATGGAATCTAAGATTGCTCAAGCGGAACAATCAATTGTTTCAGTGGTTAAAGCTTACATGTATGACGAAGTGGTTGATGATATGAAAGGTATGGAAACCTTAAACTATAGTGATATTGTTATTGGTAAGTAATGAAAAAGAAAAAACTTATAACTGAAGAGGTTAAAAATAAATTTTACCTATACAATCCTATTCCTATTGTTAAACAGGAGGCGACATTTGTTATTCAAGAAATTTTAGAAGCTTACGGGTTAAATTATGATTGGGGTCAAGATGTTGATTTGAATAGTTTAAATGTTGTTAACCGATTAAGATTTGAAGATTATATTAATCGTATTGTTAAGTATAAAGAGATTAGAGGACATGCTATTGAAGGATTGATGGCTGGTTTATTTAATGGTACACTTAATGAAAGTAAAAGTGGGATTTGGGATTATAAAGTAAGTCAAGGAGAAGTTGAACAGAAATTTTTAAATGATACTACTGAAAGTCCATCAATAGGAGGTTTCACAAATGCTTTAAATAGTTTAGGTGGAGATGCTATTGCAACAATTAAAAATGCTTTATTAAACAACCGACCTGAAATAACAGGTACTAATCTATTTTTGGTTAATGACAATGAGATTACGGAGTATAAAAAAGAAATTTTAAGAAAAATACTTGTTGATATTACGTGTATAACAATTGATTCTGGTGATAGATTAACAACATATTATCTAACAAAAGAAAATGCTGTTGAATTGTTTTCAGATGCTAACAACATAAGAAAACCAAGAAAAGTAAATTCTAATGAGTTAAGAGTATCGTCAGATGTTTTTATTAAAAAAGGAAATTCTTTTGATATCATTAAACCAATTGTAACCGATGAAGAACGTAAAGAATATTTGGAGGTAAGTCAAAGAGATGAAGAAGTTGCCAAGATTTTTGGACCTTATGGTGGTAAGATTAGACCTGATATTTTAAATTGGATAGAACAAAATAAAGAAGAATTTAAAAATTTAGTTAATACATTGTTATAATGAAAGTTGTTATTACAGAAGAACAATATAAGAGATTACTGAATGAAGATTTAGGTGTTAGTCGTGCAACAATTCCTTTTATTAATATTGTCCTTAATGAGGTTACACCAATTGTTGAAGACATGACATTCAATAAAAAAAATGATTCGGAGTCAATTAATTTAGACTACAATACAATGAAACAAGTTGTTAAGTCAGACCCTGATTCATTTATTGAGTTTCCTGTTGAAGGAATGGATATTGAGATTAAATTTGGTTATGTAAAAAAACCTGGTGGCGATGCTAAGTTTAAAACAGGTGGTGCTATGTATCAGATTAAAAAAGAATCTGAAGGGGAATCTTACATGAAACTTCCATCACTTGAAATACCTGAAAAAATACTGAAAGAAATTAATAAAACTATCATAGGTAAAATGGAAGTTGAAGTTTTAATAACACCTACATTTGAACCTGAAGATATTGATGATTTGATTGATGACTTAAGAGATAGTATTACTCACGAATTATTACATCTATATGAGTTCTATAAAAGATGGGAGTCAACAGGTAAGGGTGAAGTTGATTTAATTAAAACATTCGCCGGTGGAATTAATCCGAATGTTCCTAAAAAGATTTTCAAATATTATAGTGAATTTTTAGATTTAGTTTATTATTCAGAACCATATGAATTGAATGCTATGTCACAAGAAGCTTATTCAAAATCATTTAAAATGACACCTGAAGAGTTTACAAAATCACCATATTGGTTTATTGCTGATAAAATGGAAAAGTTTAATGCTGACAACTTCTTTGATGGGTTGGTAGATGTTATTAAACAAAGAAGTGGTGAGGACACTCTTGTTTTTCATTTAAGTAATTTACATAAGTTCTATATGAAACAATATAGACAAATTGCTAAACAAACTAATAAAACAGTACCAAGGGACATAGAGAAAACAAATAGTATCTACGATTTGTTTAAAATGTATGAACCAAGAATTAACAAAGCTGGTAAAAAATTAAAAAGAAATCTAGGACGTGTCTATGGAATTGAAAAATCTTAACATATTATTTTTTATATTACTATTCACATCTTGTACTAGTTTTGAAAATCTAACTGACGACAGAACAAGACCCGAAGATGATGAGATGTATTGGAACAGGACTGAAGAGTTTTGGGTGACACATCACGAACCTAAAGCAAGACCAGTATCAAGTGAGGATTACTACGGTAATAGAGTTGTATTACCTGTAACTTATTACAACAACTATCCTGACTATAACTACTATGATAGAAACAACAATTATTATCCAACGTATAACTATCAACAAACTACACTACCGTTACCACCACCTCCACCACAACACAACAATCCTTCACCGACTATTAACACTCCTAAACCAAATGTAACTCATTATAAAAGAAATAATGAACCACAGAGAGGTAATTCTAAACCTGGTGTTAGACGATGAATAAAGAACTTAACGGGATAAATAAATTTCTTGAGGGTAAAACTTTTGGTTATGACCATCGTGTTAGTTTCAGTGAAAAACCTCAAAAGGGTTATTATCAATTTCATATAGATAAAGTTGCTCAGTTAATAAGTATTGGTGAAATGAAAGACCACCTTTTTGTATCGGTTAAATTGGTTAATGGTGAAGGTATGGTTAATTATTACTTATGTGCGTTTGGTAATAAAGAAAAGATAATTGGAAGAGACCGTGTTAATAAAGGATGGTATGAATTTTCAGTTCAAATAGGTCATGACATTGAGGAATTCCTTAAATTCTTTAGTATTAATATGCCTGTCGTTGTTGATAACTTAGAATTTACCCCATCAAAAGATTTTGTTCCATTAATTAATTTGGAAAATAAGGAATAATTAACGTCCCATGTAAATTTTAAACTCGTCATATAGTTTAGTATCACTATATGCTCTAATTAATTCTTTGTCGGCACATATATTATCGGGTTGTCCTGATACAACAGGTTTAATTTTATAACCACTATTTGTACATCTTTTTCCCATTGCACACCACACTCTAAACTCTTTAAACTCTATTTGATTATTATTACAATCAGATTCTGTTGATTCTGATATTAAACCATACATTTTACGTATTTGTTTGTTTTCTTGTTCTGTGATTCTAAACATAATTTTGTTTTTATTATAAATATTCGTATATTTGTAAAATTATGAGCGACAAAACTAAATTTACAAGAACCTACGAAACGGACGAGACCATTGCTGTTTGGACTTATGATTTGGATAAGTTCAAGAACGGCCCGATTTCTGTTGACATCAAATACAAATACGACCCTGACAGGAAACTTTCCAACAGGGAAAAATACTCAAAGAAAAAATGAAAGTAATATTTTTAGACCACGATGGAGTTATCTGTTTATCTGATAACTGGGGGTCACGATTTAAGAAACAAAAAAAGTATAGAAAAAAATTGAGTCAATCAGTAATGACAATGCCTCTTGATGCTCGTTTTGATAACTTTGATAAGAAGGCAATCAAGGTATTGAATGAAATCTTGGAACAGACTGGTGCTGAAATCGTTGTATCTTCTGATTGGAAAGTTTGGTGTTCAGTTGAGGAGATGGGTGATTACTATGAGAAACAAGGTATCATCAAACGACCAATTGATTTTACAACCAATACAATTGATGGTGAAAAAGTAACTTGGTTCCGAAATTGGGATTTGGAAGGAACAAGAAGTGTTCAGATTCAAGAATGGTTAAAAGAACATCCCGAAGTTACACATTGGGTGGCGATTGATGATTTGGAGATGGGAAAGACTGGACTACATTACTCAATGGAATATGAACACAAATGGGGACTTGATAACTTTGTCTTAACACCTTTGAACAATGAGGGTATCAAACAACTTGGAGTTAAAGAAAAGGTGTTATCCTTTTTGGAAGGGTAATATTTATGTAATATGAAATACCTAATATCAGAGGAACAAAATAAATTTTTGAAGGAAGAGTTGGATAAACCAAATTTTAAAAATTTGATTAAGAAATTGTTTGAGAAACAAGTTAGGAAAGGTGAACAACCACATATTGATAATATGATTATGGATTTCTTTGAAGTTGATGTGTGGGAAAGAGACTTTAATATCCTGATTGAATTGTTAAGGGATTTCTTGGGTAGGGAACAATCGGTTAAATTGACTGAAGAACTATTACAGAAAACCTTTAAAACAGACCGATATAACTTTTCAGGTGGATACAGTTTTGATTTCAAAGCTAAAATAATAGACCAAGAAGATGGGGAATATTTTAAAGTAGATGTTTATATTTTACCGGGTGGTGAGGTGGATTTAGTAATGACAGATGAAGGAGTTCGTGATTTAAAACAAGCTCTTAACGACCAATCTATTGGATTTGAAATTGAAAGTGAAGTGAAGGAAATTATTGATGAAATTTTCACAGAAGAAATTACCTATAAGACTGGTGTTGTTGTGGATTTAGAAACACTTATTATTCAGGATTGAGGTAACATATAGTTAGTATTCACCATCCATCCCATCCAGTTAAAATCAACAAAAGATTTGTTGTTTCTTATATCATCGGTCAGACATTCCCACATTAGCTCATCAATATGGTGGTCAAACTTATCGTGAATTATGTCAAGTATTTCATCTTCATCAAATCCATAGTAAACTTCACCATCTAATGTTATTTCCATAGATTTAACTAATAAATTAACGTCTATAACAATCATTTCGGCATCAACTTCAAAATAAAAATTTTTAGAAAAACGACCTTCAATCGTTATTTTTTTACGTTCATATTGGGAATCTAATTTAAATGGTTTTCCCACAAGACAACTATTAATTTCATTTAAACTTTTTTGTGGGATATATAAACTATCGCAATCTAAATAATATAAAAATTGTGGAGCGATGTTAACCTCAGGAAAAAATTTTCTTAACGAATGTATTTCTTCATCAATGTAACCTGAGAGAGCTTCATGGGTGTATGGTAAGTTTTTAGGGTTATCTATTGTATAGACAGGTACTTTTTTGTAATGAAATGATTTTTTTTCTTCACCTGTTAAACGCAATGTTATACCATCCGCATCAATTACAGATAACATTTTAACAACAGTGTCCATTAATCTTTTTAGTTGTAATTCACTAGTGTTCATATTATGTAAATAGTAATAATTTTATTTAAAATTTAAAACTAAAATGAAAAAAAACTTGACATAAGAAGAAATTTATATTACTTTTGTAAAACAATTGATATTTAATAAGAAAACAATGAAACAGAACTCAACACATAACGTAAGTAATCTCCCGACAAACGTGGGCCAATCATGGTTTACGATTAAGGGGCAGGATTGCCGTAAGTTCAGGGTTCTTAATAAGATGTAATCGTATCATCAAATATATAAGGAAACCCTGGACTACAAAAAAGTTCAGGGTTTTTTTTTGGTTCTTTGACATATTGGGAAAATGGTGATGTAGCTCAGAGGTGGAGCATCTGACTGTTAATCAGAGGGTCGGGATTTCGAAATTCCCCATCACCGCAAAAATAATGACTTCGTAGCTCAGCAGGTTTAGAGCACCTCACTTTTAATGAGGGAGTCGTGGGTTCGAGTCCCACCGGGGTCACTTAAACACGTCAGTGGTGAAATGGTATCATCACGGTCTCCAAAACCGTTGTTTGGGGTTCGAGTCCCTACTGTCGTGCAACAAGCCTCCATAGCTCAGCAGGTCAGAGCGACTGATTTGTAATCAGTAGGTCGTTGGTTCGATTCCGACTGGAGGCTCTAATATTCTCACGTAGCTCAGTTGGCTTAGAGCATTTGTCTGATACACAAAAGGTCGTTGGTTCGATTCCAACCGTGAGAACTTAATTCGGGATGTAGCTCAGTTGGCTTAGAGTACTTGGTTTGGGACCAAGGGGTCGCTGGTTCGAGTCCAGTTATCCCGACTATAATGGTACCATAGCTCAGTTGGTAGAGCAAAGGACTGAAAATCCTTGTGTCGGTGGTTCGAATCCACCTGGTACCACGAGGTTCTGAATTAACAGGACAACCCCCCACCTCCGATATGGCAGTCGGTCCGTTAATCCGACGAAGATGGGGTTTTTTATAAGCGGGTTTCGTATAACGGCTCATTATGTCACTCTTCCAAAGTGAAGACGGGGTTTCGATTACCCCAACCCGCTCCTGGTGTCTCGGTAAGCTCTGACGAAAGTCAACTACGAGGTCTCGGTGGACAGAAGGCCTCTGATTCCACCCACTTTGGCTCCATGGTTGAATGGCTACAATGCCGGCTTGTCACGCCGTGTGGTACGGGTTCGAATCCCGTTGGAGCCGCCAAAGAGGAGTAACTTGCGTAGGTGCCTCAGGGGACTGCAGCCCCACTACGCTCCATATTGTCCTGTAGTGAAATGGCATCACACAACACTTTGACTGTTGTATTTCTGGTTCGAGTCCAGACGGGACAACTTTTTTTGTTTTATTAATAAACTTGTCTTATCTTTGTATTATGGAAAAAGAATTTGTTACATACGAAATTGCTTCGGAACTCAAGAATCTTGGATTTAACGAGCGTTGTTATGGATGTTTCAGTCATTTGGACAACAGGGAGTTACGGACAAGTAGAGTATACACCAACGGAGTGTCTGAAAATATTGCAGCGCCAATCTTCTCACAGGCATTTAGATGGTTTGAAGAGAATTATTCATATTTTGTGGATATTAAAACTGACACCACACCAAATGAGATTTTGGGATTTGACTATACGATTAAGAGTTGGAAGTTTCCACCGATGTATTTTGATTTCTTCAAAGATAAGAGAGAAGGAAACATTGCGGTAATCAAGAAGATGATTGAGATGGTGAAGAAAGAGAAACAAAAGGAAGCTCTTATTGAGTTGATGGATAATGATAAAGATTTAGATAAATAATATGACACAGAAACAACAAGATGCTATTGATAGCATAATGGACTACTTCAAGTTTGAACAAGTCCGAAAAGTAATGGAAGTATTGAATTGGGAGTGGGCGGCTTCTGACGAAGGTATTCCAACTGTTCCTGAATTGAGACAAGAAGCGAGACGATTATTAAAGATGGCGTTTAAAGAAAAAACAGATGTATCAACAGGTGGGTTCCACGTAAGATATGAATCGGACGATGATGGTTGCGAGTTTATTCAATTAATCTTTGCGGTTGAAGAATGGTATGAAGATGTGGAAAAAGATTTGGTAGATTGAAAAACTTACCATATCTTTGTCGGAGTCAGGTGGGTGTAATGAGGGACGGTCCCAAATCCATAGAGCTAGTGGTTCTCGACACTTGGAGATTCCATTAGAAGTAAGGTTACTTATCCGGTTCGAGTCCGGCCCTGACTACAAACGTGTTGTTCCCTTGAGAAAGGAGGTATTGATAAAAAAGGAAGTTGTTAAAAGTAACAATATGCTTACAACACAGAGGACTTCTCATCCTCAACTATTAGTGAACTTTGGTACCCGTACTGAGGACGTGGGGCTAAGTAAGATACAATTCCGTCATGCAGGGAGTAGAATGCTAAAGAGCTAATAGTAAAATAGTCAGGTAACTCAATTGGCAGAGCTCCTAACAAGGAAGATTGCAGGTTCGAATCCTGTTCTGACTACACGTTCTGACTAATCATCAGATAGTATGTCCCATACGATGAGAAATGGTATGATAACCATAGGGAAGAGTTGAAGGTTTGTATATATATTACCTTCTAGTTGACTACTAAGGTCGGTAAAACCCATCACGAAGGGGAGCAAGACAGTTTATTCCTAACTCAGCAATGAGGACAGCCATAACACCTGTAAGTTGGATAGATAAGGGTGTTTTAACATAGGTCAGGTGGCGAATGGTAACGCAGCTCGCGGTGTACACTATAAAGGGGTGACAATGCAGGTTCAAATCCTGTCCTGACTGCAAGATTAAATAAGAATGACACAGGAACAAATAAAGAATTGGATAGATAGGTGGTCGAAACTAAAACCATCTCCACAAAGAGATATGGTAATTAAGATTTGGTCTAGATTATTGAAATAAAATATAGTCAGGTGGCGGAATGTTAACAACCCCGTTCTAGATGTAAAAACAATGTGGTTAGAATCCACTACGGGGTCAATGTTAACTTGGTAGACGCAACAAGTAAGTTAGTAGGATTAAGTTGTTTCTATGATACTCTTAATTCCGAGATGTAAGGGAAATACATCATACAGGTTCGAATCCTGTCCTGATTGCACGAGTCGAGTAGTACACGACTAGTTTGCTCCCGAACGATGAGAAGTGGTGTTACAACCATGGGGACCTGAGCCGATTACTTGAGCCTAAGTCGGTTGGTTAGTGTACCAGTAACAGGAGTAAGTTAACACACAAGTTCTAACCCCTCACGAAAGTGGGTTGCCGCTGAAACTCGGTATTGGGGACAGTCAGAAATGATTGAACGAAAAAATAGTCAGGAGTGTAATGAGGCATGGTGCCAAGTCCTTTAAGGTTACTTATTGTAGGTTCGAATCCTACCCTGACTACAAATTTTAAAAAGAATAAAAATGAAAAAATACCTATTATCACTTATGGTGTTAGTCGTTATACTAACATCTTGTTCTACCCAACAACATGGGTACAACTACAAAAAACATTCTAACACACAACAGAAGATGTATAAACAGACTAAGAGAGTTAACAAGGGGAAGAACCAACTTAACCATCAATGTACACCTAAAAAACATAGATAATATAATCATAAAATAATCAAGTGGCGGAATTGGTAGACGCTACCCATTATATGTGGGGATACTGAGTTAAAAACAGTGGTAAGGGTTCGAATCCTTTTTTGATTACTTAGGTCCTATAGCTCAGTTGGTTAGTAGCATCTGACTCATAATCAGAGGGTCGCAGGTTCGAGTCCTGCTGGGACCACTATTTTAATAATACACGTCATATATAAAAAAACACAATTATGGGATCAGATATCATCGTAGCAATTATAACACCAATAGTTATAGTAACAATTTTTACATACATATTTGTTAAGGATAAAATGGCTAAATGATGTTTTTGAAATATTTATTATAATAAATAAACTTTTAAAAACAAAAATTATGAAATTAACTAAAGAACAACTTTTGGGTATTCTAAGACACTCATTAACTTTTATTGGTGGTATTTTTATCGCAAAAGGACTTATTGATGAAACTCTGTTGTTTGAACTTACAGGTGGAGTTATCACATTGGCAGGTACAATTTGGTCAATTGTAGAAAAAAACAAAGCTTAATTTTTTCGGATAAAAATGTAAAACCCACTTTTTAGTGGGTTTTTTTATTTTACATTATAATTTTTATGTATTGATGAGTATTTATCTTATATGTTTGAAAATATGAGTGGTATTATTATTGCGTTTATAACAGGTGTGTTAGGACCGATTATTTTAGTTTACTTGAAAAGTAAGTTGGAAAGGAAAAAAGAGAAACCAGATATGGTTAGAGAAACTCTTCGTGTGAGTGAGATGATAACGGCAAAAATAGAACACATTAAGGAAGAATTTGATGCTGATCGTGTTTGGATAACACAATTCCACAATGGTGGTAATTTCTACCCAACAGGTAAATCAATGGCAAAGTTTTCAATAATGTATGAAACGGTTCATCCTGGAGTACAATCGGTACAAAGTAATTTTCACAACATACCCGTTAATTTATTCTCAAAATCTATCAACGAATTATTAAGTAATGATGTTATTGAGATCCCTGATTTTAAAGATGAAACAATTTCAACATTTGGGTTAAAATATATTGCGGAAGATACAGGGTGTAAATCAGGATATTTATTTTCAATTAAAACAATTGATGATAGATTCATTGGAACTTTAGGTTTGGATTATACAAAACGTAAGAGAAAATTGGATATGGAATCAATAAATCATCTACAAGTTCACGCGACCTCTTTGGGTGGGGTTCTTATGACACATTTGGAACAATAATATGAAAAACGATATAGTTTTATTAGAACATCTAAAAGTTTTACAACAAAAACTTTCAAGTACCGAAGTACCTAATAGAAAAAAAGTTCTAAAGGAATCTTTAGAAATTATAGATATATCAAGCCAATCTAAATTTAAAGGAAAACAATTTACTCCTAAATATTTTATATTACATCATACGGCAGGTAGGGGAAGTGCGTCTGGTACTGTTAATACTTTAAATTGTAGACATTACAAAGGTAGTCCAAAATGTACTGTTTTAGGGATTCAATGGATTATAGATAGAGATGGTAAATTATATAGATCGTTACCACAAGGATCTAAGGGTGCCCATATCGCACATCAAAAATCAGGTATGGGGATGATAAATAATTCAACCGCAGAAGGAGTTGAAATTTCCGGGGACGACAATGACGATATCCTAATTAAACAATGTAAAACCGCATTATTATTAATAAAAAGTTTGGGTTATTCACTATCAAATGTATATGGTCATGGAGAGGTATCAACAAATAAATCATCAACGGAAGGTCAGAGATGTAAAGCATATGCTACCAAGTACTGGAATACACCTGAGGATCAATTGCCTGAGGTTGATGATGAGATAGGTAAAGTTGTTGAGGATCCTAAAGAAAAAGATAGAAAAATTTTTAAACGTAAAGAAGATAATCCAAAAGATAACAATAATAAGTCTAATAATGACGATGATGATGATGTTGATGATGATGTATCTAATGATAATAAAGTAACAACTACAACTACTACTACAAACACTGAAAAATCTAATCCTTTTGACTTTTTTAAAAGCCTTGGGGGTATTCTAAAAGAATCCAAAGAGTTAAAAAAACAAGAAGATATACAACGAATTAAAAATTTATTGAAATAATTCACCCTCCCATTTGTTTTATCGGATAACTTATACTATCTTTGTGTTATAAATAAAAAGTTCATTAATTTACTAACCTTTAAAACTCTAAATATGAGTGATGAAACACAAGTATTGGTTAATTATACTTATTACTATTATGACAATAATGGTAACAAATATACCACACCAAATGCCTCTTTTGCGGAAGCAAGAGCATATTACTACGGTACAGACGATGTATACGCAGAAAAATATTAAAAAAAGTTCACAAAGTACTTGACTAACGAAAAAAATGTCGTAACTTTGTAAAACAATTCGGGATTAGGTTGACAATCCGTTATAAAACTGTGGTTTCCTAACACCGAATAAAAAAAAAGAAAAAAAGTGTTTGACAAATCAAAAAAATGTCTTACCTTTGTAAAACAAATCGGAAATGTCCGAGACGTTCTTTGAAACAAAAAGATTATCCATTTGGTGAAAGTAATCCTTCGGGATAATGATAACCGATAAATGATAATGGGCCGTGTATGGTCCTTAAATAAACTACGAAAGTAGGATAAAGTGATCTCCCTCGTGTTGAGGAGATTGCGGTTTGAAACTCACCTTTTGGTAGGGATTGAGCTCAAGTACACAAGTGGGATATCACCAAACCTTCAGTACCGAGGATAACTTCGTAGGGAAAATGGTAGGGTGACCTGGCAAAGTAGATTGTCAGGTTGAACTCGGAAGAGTAATAAGAATAACCCATAGGAACTCTGTAAGAAATGTGACCATCCAGTTACACTATTGCGGGTCCCAATATGATAGAGGACTTAAAACCGAAAGGTAAGATAGAGAACGAGTGGTGTCGCTACTATCCCTAAAGACAGATCTACCAAGATCTCTTTATGAAGTAATCTTAAAATATGGAGGTGGGGACACTTCACGGAGTAGTTTAGTATTTCGTTTCTCAAAAGGAAACGAAGCTTACGGTGGACCACTACTCTGACACATCTACAACACAAAACTTATGGATTCCAAAATTATCCAATAATTAAAAAATACATTAAGGAAAAGTGTCCATTAGGTTTGAGTGAAAGGTGACTACATAGTAATGAGCCGTTCATTGCACACAGAGACCCCAAGTCAATGTGTATTGTTAAGAAAGACCTTTAGTCCCGCAAGGACGAACTGGGACGGCAGTCTCAAAAAGAGTTAAGTATTGATAGAGTAATTCAAACCTTAAGGAGTGGTAAACCTAAAATACCGTCACTGAGTATTACTTCTCAAAAGGAAGTGGATAAGAAGGGAAACAATAATCCTTCAAAAGATAACTCACAAAAAACTGTAATCTCAGGTTTTTATTTTTTTTAAGTAAACTTACTAATATAAAGAAACTAACAGGGCCGATGTGAATCGTCCCTTTTTTTGTGCTTTAAAAAATAATTTTCTCACAACACTAATCTATAATTTTAGCGCATAAAAAAACCTCACTATAAGTAGTGAGGTTTAAATAGTGGAGGTGCGGAGACTCGAACTCCGGTCCAGTATATCCTGTCAGATAAGGACTACACGTTTAGATCAAGGTTTTTCATACCTTCCGAAATATCTGAGTTCTCACACCGCTCAGCGACGGTGACAGTCCTTACGGGGAACCATACCCGTTTTGTTTTCTTTTAGAGAGAAAACCAACTCGTCAACGACTTCTGTTGCTAGGTTATATGTCTGCCGACCCCCCGTTTCCGTAAACCTCTTAGGCTACAGTAACTTCAGATTCTCTTAGTAAACCAAGAGTTTCCATTTTGTTCAAAACGTTGCCGTCTATAAATGTGAATCAGTTTTTTAGGAGATTAATTCAGTCTCCACGTGCCCTTGATCCTCAGCCAATACCTGTCAAATCCAAAAACACCCCCATATGTCAAATAACTTATTATAAATACAAATATAAGTGTAAAACTACAATAATCAAAATTTTTAGATATTTATTTCATATGGAAAAGGGAAAATATAACCCATACGACGAGGATGTTGATGTAATACAGGATAATGAAAATGTTAAGATCGTTAAAGTATTAACTTTAAATGCCTCCCAATATTTTGGAGATAATTTTTATGGTAAGGATCATTGGGGTAATCATTATAAAAATGGTGATCTATATTTTGTGATCGGTAAAAAGGATGATAGTTTATATTCCATTTATAATGATGATAATGGGAGTGTTATAAGAGATCTTAAAAATCATGACGAAATTATAGAGATAAACGATTTTAAACGATCATTTTTATCTTCATTAAAAGTATTATCACCAATTATAAAAGGTGGTAAAACATATGAGTTTCTAAAAAAGGTATCTAAAGGTTATGATCCTGGATGGAGAGATGATGGGGATGATCCGATAATTGAAGAAGTAAAATTCAATGAAAGAAATCCAAGTAATTCTAAGGTTGTTATTAAATTTGAGGATGATGAGGTTTTTTTGGATACTATTGATGTTGAGGATAGTGATGACATTTACACGTATAGGGCTTTTACCAGTGCTTACTCAAGTCGTGATTACGATTCGTATAATGAACACGATAGGTGGAAACACGGTGAGTATATTCAGTATAATTTTAATGATGATAACAGAAGTAAGGCTTTCAAAATTGCTAAATTTTCTAATGGTTTTATAAAGGAAGATGATTATGAAGGTATATCAAAAATTTTAGGTGAAGACTTTAGTTATATTGTTGATGATTTAATCAATGAATATGCATCCAAATGGCAAGAATGTATTAATGATGCGGTTAAAGATATCATCTTAGGTGAGATTGATAAACCATTTGATAGATTTGGAATTAAGCAAGTACACAAAGGTTATAGATTTGAAACAACGGTTGGGGTATTATTACATTGGTATCATGATGTTGAAAACTACAGATTTACATTGAGTGAATTATTGAACAAATTAATAAAACTTTATGATAAAAAAAATAGAGGATATTGGGGTGAGTTAGAATATGAGGTGGATTGTGTTGATTGGGACGATAATGCTATTCAGGAATATTTTTCAAAAGGTTTAGACCAAATGTTAGAAAAAATTGAAGAGGATGATCGTTTTATTGATATTAACGGATATCGTGAGATAAGAGACTTTATTGATGAAAAATATGGGTTTGATTGGGTTAAAACAAAAAAGGATCCTGATATATCATTTATTGTTCAAACTATACAACCTGAAACAAATAAAGCGTTGGTTAATGTTTATAACGATAAAACCAACAAATATCACCAAAGACTTTTGGATATTGATGGTTTATATCAATTGGATAATCAACCCGAATTATTTAATGAAAGAAGAATAGTAAAGAAAAAATTTTTATAATTCAAATTATTTTACTATATTTGTTTTATGGAACGAAATTATGAATTATTGAAAGAGGTATTATCCGTACCCACAAAAACTTATCAGGAAGAAAAAATGGTTCAATTTATCACAAATTGGTTAACCGAAAACAATATCCCTTTTTATGTTGACGAAATGTCAAACATTTACGCAACAAAACAAACCGACGAAAACGTATTGTATTTCCCATGTGTGATTGCACATACTGATACGGTACATAACATTGATACAATTAATGTTGTAGAGGAAATGTTACCTGATGCTCAGGGTAATGTAAAATTATCACTAAAGGCGTATAACGACAATGATGAACCAACAGGTATTGGTGGCGATGATAAATGTGGTATATACGGTTGTTTGGAATTATTGAATGAATTACCTAATCTAAAGGCCGCATTTTTTGTGTCTGAGGAAACTGGTTGTAAAGGATCATTTAAGGCGGATCCTGAGTTTTTTATGAATGTTGGTTATGGAATTCAATTTGACGCTCCTGAAAACAATATGATCTCTGAGTTTTTGATGGGAAGAAGTATGTTTGATCGTGATAGTAAATTCTTTGAAGTTGGTGGTAGATTGATTACAGAACACTTTCCATCTGATACCAAATATCACAAACATCCTTACACGGACATATACCCTATCAGAACGATGTTTAACATACCTTGTTTCAACATATCCATTGGATACTACAACTACCATACAAGAAACGAATACGTGGTCGTAGATGACACTTACAACGGTATTAAAGTTGGTAAGATGATGATTGAAGAGTTAGGTTACGAAAAACACTAAATAAAAAAAGGGAGATTATTCTCCCTTTTTCTTTCTACTAACTTTTTTCTTAGGTTCTTCTTTTGTTCTTTCTTCAATGTTGATGATCTCTTCATCATTTTCTGTTTTTACAAATAACATATATTCTTTGTTTTCACTAACTTCTCCTGTTAGAATTTTTTCAGAAATTAAATCTTCAATTTTATTTTGAATTGCTCTTTTTATTGGTCTTGCTCCAAACACCTCATCAAAACCAACTTTAGAAATCAAATCAATTACTGAATCTTCATACGTAAAATTGTATTTCATGGATTTTAATCGTTTAACTAAAATATCAATTTCCAACTTAACAATTTTATCAATGTTATCTTTATTAAGTGAATTAAAGATTACCACATCATCAATTCTATTTAAGAATTCAGGTGCGAAAAATTTACTAAGTTCTTTTTTAAGAATATCACGTTTTTTCTCTTCCTGAACAACATCACTTGAGTTACTTGTTTTAAATCCAACCCCTGTTCCAAAATCTTGTAATTTTTTAACCCCAATGTTAGATGTCATAATGATCAAACAATTCTTAAAATTGATCTTTCTTCCCAAGCCATCAGTTAAGTGACCATCATCCAACATTTGTAATAGTGTTGAGAATATGTCTTTATTTGCCTTTTCAATCTCATCAAATAAAATCACACAGTAAGGTTTGTTTTTAACTTGTTCTGTAAGTTGACCACCTTCTTCGTGACCGACGTATCCTGGAGGAGATCCAATCAATCTTGAGATTGTATGTTTCTCTTGGTATTCAGACATATCAACACGGATAAGACTATCTACACTTCCGAAGATTTCTTTAGCCAATTGTTTTGCCAAGAATGTTTTACCGACACCTGTTGACCCTAAAAATATAAATGATCCGATTGGACGATTTGGATCCTTAATCCCCACACGATTTCTTCTAATTGATTTTGAAATTTTACCAACCGCATCTTCCTGTCCAATTACATTGGAGTTTAATGTTGATTCTAAATTAACCAAAGAATTCTTTTCGTCAATATTAATTTTATTTACAGGTATTTTAGTCATATTTGACACCACCTCATAAATTAAACCATCAGGGATCCCACGTTTACTTGTTTTAAGTTCTTCGTCAAATTTTTTCTTTTCGGTGTCTAAATCCTTCAAAATTTTACGTTCCTTATCTCTAAGTTCTGCAGCTTGTTCGTAATTTTGTTTTTTGATTACGTCAACTTTTTCTTTTTTGATATCTTGAGCCTCTTGTTTTAGTTTTTCAATAATTTCAGGTAGTTTAATGTCAATTTGCATTCTTGACCCAACCTCATCTAAAATGTCAAACGCTTTATCTGGAAACTCACGATCGGTAATATAACGATCTGCCAATTCCACACATAAACGTAATGATTCATCGGTGTAATAAACTTTATGATGTTCTTCGTATTTCCCCTTACTTTGTTTAAGTATTTCAAATGTTTCTTCTTTGGAAGATGGGTCAACAACGATCTTTTGGAATCTTCTTTCTAACGCACCATCCTTTTCAAAATTTCTACGATACTCATCTAAAGTAGTTGCCCCAATACATTGGATCTCACCACGAGACAATGCCGGTTTAAATATGTTGGACGCATCTAATGAACCTGAACTATTACCAGCTCCAACAATTGTGTGAATTTCATCAATAAAGATGATGATATTTGGTGAGGCCTGAAGTTCTTCAATGATAATCTTCATTCTTTCTTCAAATTGACCTCTATATTTTGTACCCGCAACAACGGAGTTAATATCCAAAGATATGATTCTTTTATCAGATAGATTTTTTGGACATTCACCATTATGTATCATCATAGCGAGACCTTCAACAATTGCCGTTTTACCAGCACCTGGTTCACCAATAATTATTGGGTTATTTTTTTTTCTACGGGACAATACTTGGGCAATTCTAAAAATTTCTTTTTCACGACCAATTACAGGATCTAATTTTCCTTCACTTGCCAATTTATTTAAATCCTTACTAAAGTTATCTAACACTGGAGTTCCTCCATCAGTCTTTTTCTTACCTTTATCGTTTTCATCCATAAATTCAATCATATCTTTTTGTTTTCTTAAAAAGTAGTAAACCAATTTTAAAAAGTATACATTTTGACAAATTGTCATATAAAATTTTTTTAACTGACATATTGACATATTTTATGTTTTGGCATATATTTAGTTAAAAGTGAAAAAATAATAAACCATAAAAAAATAATAATATGTTTAATTTTAGAGATTTTGATAAAATTTTTAATGAAATGTTCTCAGAAGGAACAGGTTTTAATTTAGGTGATAAAAAATGGACCAAAGAAACCTATAAATCCCCAGATGGGTCTTTTACTTATACTTACATGACTAGAGGTAAAAGTAATGAATTACACAATTTAAAAGAAAAATTAAATTTGGCAATTGAGGATCAGAATTTTGAGGAAGCCGTGGAGTTACGGGATAAGATAAAGAAATTGGAGGAAAATAAAGAAAAGATTTCTGAATTACAATCCAAATTAGACGAATCAATTAAGAATCAAGATTTTGAGAAGTGTATTCAATATCGTGATGAGATAAAGAAGTTAAAATAATTAATATCCACCCCAAAAGGGTGGATTTTTTATTTTATGGAAATATATTTAAAATAAAAAATTATGGCAATTTTAAAAGAAGAATATGTTGGAACAAAAATTTTGAACGAGGTTCAATCATCTAACTTGGTAAAAACTGAATATGATACCGCAACAAAAAAATTGGTGGTAGAATTTAAAAATGGTATGAAATACGAATACGATGATGTTCCCCATCAGTCATACACTGAATTCAGAAGTGCCCAATCACAAGGTAATTACTTTAATACCCAAATCGCAAAAAAATACAAGTACAAGAAACTAGGTTAATTTATAATAACGTTGTATTTATATATAATGGATAGTGAATTAATTAAAAGTTTCAAAATGCAGGACAATCTTAACCCTAAGGTTTGGGAAAAAGATGGTAATGGATTTAAAATGAAATCTCAGGTAAGAGAAAAATTACTTGAGATCTCATATCAATTCATAGATTTTTTAGGTGTTGATATTATTGTAACGGACATTATCCTTACAGGATCTTTATCTAATTATAACTGGTCAAAATATTCTGATTTTGATTTACACATAGTTGCAGACTTCAATCAATATCCTGAAAATCAAGTAGAACTTTACGAAAAACTTTTTAATTTAAAGAAAATGATATTCAATCAAAAACATGATATCACAATCTTTAATTATGAAGTTGAACTATATGTACAGAATGAAAGTGAGACACATTTTAGTAGTGGAGTTTATTCTGTGTTATTTAACGAGTGGTCAAACGAACCTAAAAAGGAAAATGTTTCAATAGATAAGGAATTATTGAAACAAAAATCCAAACAATGGATGAACATCATTGATGATTTAATTGATGCAATCCAAGACGATGATGTGGAAACCGCAAAAGAGATGATCCAAAAATATAAAGACAAGTTGAAGAAATATAGAACTTGTGGATTAGAAAAAGGAGGTGAGTTTTCAACAGAAAATTTGGTCTTTAAAATTCTAAGGAGAAATGGTTACATAGAAAAATTACATGATTTGTCATCTAAAATACTTGACGACAAATTATCTATGAAACAATAATTTAATAAATCACCAAATAAACTTAAATATTGCTATATTTATATAGAAAAATAATATTTTAAAAACAAATATACTATGGGAGGATTAAAACCTGTTGGAAGTGAAAAATTAGAGGGTATGGACAAGATCCGTAGAATTATGGAAATTGCGAGATACAACGAAAATATCCCAACGCCAGTAAATGAAGATAAATCATCTGAATATAAATTGTCTTTGGCTGACGGTAACACATATGAGATTATTAAAGAAAGACAAGGATATATTATTAAACAAACAATATCTGAATCTGTTTCTGAATATATAGAACCGATGAAAAATAGAAAATATTATTCATCTTATTCACAAGCGTTGAAGAAAATGAACTTGATGGCAAGGGAGTTCAATCAACTACACGGTAACGAAAGTGGAACCTCTCTCTTTGAAGGGGACGAAAAAAAAAAAGACACTAAATACGTAATTTCCACATCTAAACAACCTGTAACAACTACCACAACAACACTTGCGGTACCACCTGTTGCGGCACCTCCTGTTGCAGCACCACCTGTCGCGGTACCACCTGTTGCAGCACCTCCTGTTGTGGCACCACCAACAGTTCCCCAACCAATGGAAGAACAAGGTGATCCTGCGTTGTTACCCGCACCCGCACCTGCACCCGCACCTGCACCCGCACCTGATCCAAACGCAGTACCTGCACCAGCACCTGAAGAAGTTCCTGTACCTGAAGAAATTCCGGTACCTGAGGAAGAACCAATGTCTGATGAAGATATGGGCGGTAAAGAAGAAGAAGTAACATTTAAAGTAATCCAAAAACTTACAGGAAAATTAGCTCAAAAAATTAGAACTTATTCAGGAGCAGAAGAAATGACTTCAAATGATACAAAATATGTTATCAACTCAATTTTATCTGCACTTGACTTAGCCACATTAGAAGAAGACGATGTGGAAGATATTATTTCAAGATTAGAAGGTGAGGAAGAAGAAGTTGATAATGAAGAACAAGGTATGGAAGGTGAAGGTATGGACACCGAAGGTGAAGGTATGGAAGGTGAAGTTACAGAACCTGAAGCTGAAGTTGGTGAAGGTTATAATAATCTTGGAGATGCGTATAACGATTATCTTGGGGCAGCATACACATCAAAAATGTCAGATAATTTAATGAATGAATTTGACGACGAAGAATATGATGAATATGAGGATGATTACGATTACCCAAGACATGGGTCAAGAGGAAAACTTAGAAGATATGATGATGAAGAAACATTTGAAGATCTTTTCACCGAATCTAAAGTAGATAAAATCATCTCAAATTATTTTGCGGTTGACAAAACTGAAAAATTATTAAAAGAAGAAAAACAAAAACAAAGTTTAAAGAAAATTAACGAAAAAGAAGTTTATAGATTATCTGAATCAATTAAACAGGAAAGAGCATCTTTGAAGTTTATGGAAAATAATCCAAAAGCAATTTTAGTTGGTGCTACCGTTAAGAAAAATTTGGTATTTAAAGAAGGAATTAAAGAATTTAGAATTACACCAAACGGACAAGTTATATGAATAAATTAATTTACATAAATGGTATGGGTCCTAACTATAAGGGAGACAATCTTTATGAATTTATATTTTCAGATACTTTAGAAGTTTGGGGTGAAAATTGGGAATCAAAACCTGCGAATGGTTACCCACTTCCCCCTGATGTTGAATATATTAAACGAGTTGGAGTTTTAATTAATGGAGAAATAACATTGGAATTGGTTCAAGATTCTGATGTTTTTTCAGTTATAGATTCAATGGATGGAGTATTGGCGTTAGGATGGGAAAAAGAAAATAATGACATTGACTTTTCAATCACCAAAAGATTAGTTTTTAAATTTGGCGATTCAGAACAAGATGTAAAAGATAAACTATATGAACGAGATATCGTTCTTGAATTTGAAAAAAAAGTGGAATATGAAATCTAAAGATCACGTTTTAAATCTATTATCTCACGGATTTAAGTTTGACACTATTGCGAGATTAAATGAAGCTCAGGTAAGAGTATTATCTGAGAAAATTTCTAAAGAGGAAAATAAAGAACAAGTCACAAAAAAAATGACAACGATTTATGAGATTCCTGCTCAAACCGCAAAAACAACAGGTGCGGATATTGGTGGGGTTAATATTAAAGTTGAACCTTCTGGGGTTGTGAAAGCGACTGAAATTGGTGAAGACGATACATTAAATGTTAACAGTGATCCAGGTTATACCGATGATGGTATGTATCTTGAAGAAAAATTTGAATCAAAATCACAACAAAGATTGTTCTATGCAAGATGTGGTAGTGGTAAAACAAAAACAGAAAAAAAATGGTGTAAATGGGCAAAAGAATTTTCTAAAGAAACTGACTATGAAACAACACCTGAGAAAAAAGAAAAAAATGAATCTAATGAAAAATTCATAGAAGAAAGTATCATTAGATTGATTGAGAAAAATATTAATCCTAAAATGAGTAAAGGTGACTTAATTCGTACAATTAACGAAAAATCACAAGAGTCATCTATGATATTGAAAAATCCATTAAAAAATACTATGTTTTCTCATGAATCAGGAATTGAGATGAAACGTATGAAAAAACCAACAATGGGAATGCCAATTATGGGAACAATGGAAGAAAACACTAAAGAAGCTCCTGTAAAAGAGCCGGGAACTAAAACCCCACCAAAAAGAAGAGATAACCCATTTAAGAACCCTAACCCTGGTACAAAAGAAAAACCAAGAGGTCATAGAAAAGATATGGGTGAAAACACTAAAGAAGCTCCTGTAAAAGAGCCGGGAACTAAAACCCCACCAAAAAGAAGGGATAACCCATTTAAAAATCCTAACCCTGGTACAAAAGAAAAACCAAGAGGTCAAAAAAAGACTAAGGATGAAATGAAAACGGATTTTATTGGATTAATTAAACAGGCTTTAACTAAATAAAAATGAAAGAAAAATATATACAACATTTAATTAATAAGGTTATTAATGAAGCACCTGTTGATTATGGAGATTATCCTGAAAGAATGCACCCAAGAACTCAAAGTAATATTGAGGATCCTGAAAAAAACTTATACGGTAAAAATAAGGCGTTTAAAGGTGGCACATCAGATGTTGAAAAAATGACATCTACCAGATTTAAAGATATTGTTGATTACGTTAAACGTTATTATGGTATTGTTGACGATCAAGGTAGACCAAACAAAAGTATTAACATTACAGACCAAAGAGTTAAATACGGTATTCAAGTGGAACAAATGAAAGCCGTACAAGAGGTTATGAAACTTGAAGGTCCTAAAAAAGACGAATTAAAAGATTTGGCTTTAGAAATTGCAGCAAAAGAAGAAGGATGGTTACCATATAGTAAAACCTTAGAAGACGCAATTGATGAAGGGATGGTAGAAAAAGAACTATCACAAGGCGCTGGTACAAAATATAAATTTGAATTTGTTAATGTATTAACGTTCTTAAATGAAGAAAAAATTAATCCTAACCAATTCCAACTGGAAAAGGAAGAGGAACCTGAATTTGAAATTCCGGCAAATTTCTCATTTGATGTTGATGAATTAACACCACAAGAGGAGTTTCAACTTGAGGTTGAAAAAAGAAACGTTATTAACGCGATTATTCAAGGTAAAGGTAAAAAAGGTCAATTTGCGTTTCAAGCATTTAAAGATAGATTAGATGAAATTGACCCTCGTTTCTACCCACTTTATAATAAAATTATGTCAGCAAATGACTTAATGTATTTTACCGATGAAGACTTGATTGAAGCTATGGGCGGAAATGCAGCGGGTTCATCGGGTGTTGAGGAGGATGGTGATGACGAAGATAGAGATATGGTTATCGCCAATGGACTTATATTCCCAATCTTATTACACGAATTAGTTAAAGGTTTTGCTGCGATCCCAACAAGAGAACAATGGAGAGGAATGGATCCGGGGAAAGCTCAGGATGTAATGGGACAAACAGATGTATTTTCAAATGAACCAATGCAATTTAGAGTTGGTGGTGAATTAATTACAAAATTAAGATTCTTATTACCTGATGACCTAACGGTTAATGTTGAAAACAGAGATTTATTACCATTCTTTGAAAGATTACTTTATGCAGTTCCTGCTGAAGAATTCTTAAAAGAAATTATGGCAAATGTTGTTTCTGAAAACCCAAGTGATAACAATAAAGCAAAACGAAAATTCAATGAGTTATTAGTTAAGGCTAAAGAAGACTATAAGAAGTTTAAAGAAGATAGAGATGATGACTATGATGATGAAGATGAAGATGATGACATCTTATCTAAATTAGGTTTCTAAACTAAACTACAAATACTTAAAACCCCCTTTTATGAAAATAACTGGGGGTTTTGATATTTATATAGAAATGTCTTATGGGTTTAACTAAAGAACAGGTAATGTTAGAATACGTAAAGTGTATGAAAGATACTCCTTACGCATTAAGAACATATCTTCAAACATACGATAACACAGTTTCAAAATACGTACCATTAGAGTTATTCCCTGATCAGATATCGTTGTTAACTGATTATGAAGAATTTGAGGAAAATATTGCGTTAAAATATCGTCAGGCGGGTGTGTCTACGGTAACTGCGGCTTGGATATCAAAAAGATTGGTATTCGCAAAAAAGAACCAACCTGAAAAAATTCTTATTATCGCCAACAAATTGGATACATCTATGGAGATGGCGAATAAGATACGTGCGTTTGTTGATCAATGGCCAAGTTGGGTCGGAGCGGGATTCTCAAATGATAAGAATTCACAAAAACACTATAAATTATCAAATGGGTCTGAGGTAAAGGCGGTGGCAACATCAAAAGATGCCTTGCGTGGTTTTACCCCTACAATACTTGTATTTGACGAGGCGGCGTTTATTGAAGCCGACAGTGACTTCTGGGCGGCTTGTATGGCATCCTTATCCACAGGGGGTAAGGTAATAGTAGTTTCAACACCAAATGGTTACGATCCAATTTATTATGAAATATATGATCAAGCATTAAAGGGGATGAATAACTTTAAAATCTCTGAGATGTTTTGGTACCGAGATCCAAGATATTCAAAAGATTTATATTTGGTACCGACTGAGGATTTGGTGAAATATCTTTTAAATAAAGAAGAACACGACCTTAGTAAACATATTTCATTTGAACATATTGATCCATACCACAGAAATTATAAAGAGTTAGATGACTACTTTAAAAAAGGTTATAAACCATGTTCTACTTGGTATGAGAAAATGGTTAAAAAACTTAAATACGATAAGAGAAAGATTAACCAAGAGTTAAATTGTGAATTTTTAGGTTCGGGAGATAACGTATTTGAGAATAGTCAATTAGAATATATTAAAGATAATACTATTATGGACCCCACAGGTAAACTGATGGGTAATTCATTATGGATGTGGAAAGAACCAATTCCCGAACATAAATACATTATGGGTGTGGACGTTTCTCGTGGAGATAGTGAAGACTTTTCTTCCATACAAATTATAGATTTTGATGATAGAGAACAAGTATTTGAATATGTTGGTAAAATACCACCTGACGCTCTTGCTGAAATTGCATACAAATGGGGTATGATGTATAACGCATTTGTTGTTGTGGATATAACAGGTGGTATGGGAATTACCACCGTTAGAAAACTACAGGAACTTGGATACAAAAACCTATATGTTGAAGGTATTGATCAAACAAATATTTGGTCATATAATTCAAAATTGGCAGAAAAAATACCGGGATTAAATTTTAACAATAAACGTGTACAAATTATTGCCGCATTTGAGGAATATGTAAGACATAAGTTTAAGATACGTAGTGTTAGGTTATACAATGAAATGAACACATTTATTTACGTTAATGGTAGACCTGATCACCAAAGAGGACAACATGATGACCTTATCATGGGTATTTCTATGGCAATATATGTTGGAGAATCATCTTTCACTAAATTAGAAAAGGTTGTTGAAAGAACAAAAATAATGTTAGAATCTTGGACAGTTGTTAGTGATAATACGGCAAGACAACAAACACATTTTGACCCAGTTATTCCAAATACTAACGTAAAACATGATAGATGGTCAAGAGATGCAGGACCATCAAAAGATGATTACATTAAATATAATTGGTTATTCGGTAATAGATAATATTTAAAGATATGGGACTTACAACAAGAAAAAAATCAGGTAATATAATCGGGGGATCACGACTTGTGGTACCAGGTCAGCCTATTTATAGTGTGAAAGTAAATGACCCTTCATTTAATAGTAAGGGGGATAAAAGTAATGGTCAACAACCTAACAATGACAAAAAGTAAAATGAGTGAAATGTTTAGTATTGACAAAAAATTATTAAATTTTTAATATGGAGCAAAATAATAGTAATAATAACAACAATAATAATAATAATAACGTTAATGATTTAACGATATGGCAGAAGTTATCAAAAACTTTTGGGCCTAACTCGTTATTAGGAATGGATTATCCCACATATAAGTTGGATAAACAGGTTATACTTAAAACTACAGATAAGAGAGAGTTTGAGAAAGAAAAATTACAACTTCAACAAACGTTATTCTTAAACAATCAATGGGCTAAGATTGAAAATAATCTTTATACCCAAGCAATTTATTATGAACCAAATAGAATTGCGTCATTCTATGATTATGAATCAATGGAGTATACTCCTGAGATATCAACGGCATTAGACATTTATTCTGAAGAATCTACTACACCTAATCAGGATGGTTACTTATTACAAATTTACTCTGAATCAAAAAGAATTAAAAGTATCTTGGTTGATTTATTTGTTAACAACTTAGATATCAATACTAACTTACCTATGTGGGTTAGAAATACTTGTAAATACGGTGACAATTTCGTTTACCTGAAATTAGATACGGAAAAAGGAGTTACGGGATGTATCCAATTACCTAATATTGAAATTGAAAGATTGGAAAGAGGTATGGAATCAAGAACCGTAAATGCAACTCCAAATCCAAACGATAAAGGATTAAGATTCCATTGGAAAGTAAAAGATATGGAATTTAATACTTGGGAGATTGCTCACTTCAGATTATTGGGTGATGACAGAAAATTACCTTATGGTACATCAATGTTAGAAAAAGCTCGTCGTATTTGGAAACAATTGGTATTGGCTGAAGACGCTATGTTAATCTACAGAACATCAAGAGCACCTGAAAGACGTGTATTTAAAGTATTTGTTGGGAACATGGATGATAAGGATGTTGAATCGTATGTACAACGTGTTGCAAACAAGTTTAAAAGAGAACAAGTTGTAGATAGTAAAACAGGTAATGTGGATTTACGTTTCAATCAAATGGCAGTGGATCAAGATTACTTTGTTCCTGTTCGTGACGTAGCTCAAACAATGCCTATTGAGACATTACCGGGAGCAACAAACTTAGCGGAAATTGCAGATATTGAATATATCCAAAAGAAGTTATTAACCGCACTTAGAATTCCAAAGGCTTACTTAGGTTTTGAAGAAGTTGTTGGTGATGGTAAAAATTTATCTTTATTAGATATTAGATTTGCGAGAACAATTAATAAAATACAAAAGGCAATTATTGCCGAATTAAATAAAATTGCAATTATTCACTTATTCCTATTAGGGTTTGAGGATGAATTACATAACTTTACGTTAGGTTTAACAAATCCATCAAAACAAGCTGATTTATTAATGATTGATGTATGGAAAGAAAAAGTAACATTATATAAAGATATGGTTGGTGAAATACCAAAATCAATTCAACCTACATCTGCTACTTGGGCTAAGAAACATATCTTTGGTTTCTCTGATGAAGAGATTAAACTTGAGGTACAACAAATTAGATTAGAAAGAGCGGTATCTGCCGAATTAGACAATACCGCAACAATAATCACACATACGGGATTATTTGATAATGTAGACAAACTTTACCATACTACAACAGGAACAACTAAAAATGCCGCAGCATCAGGAGATCCATCAGCACCTGGAGCACCACCTGATATGGGAGGATCACCACCACCCCCACCTGATATGGGATCTGAAATGCCTGTAGGTGAATCAAAAAAAGATAACTTAAATATATTATTGGAAAATGATGATATATTAGGTGAAAAATACCTTGATTTATCAAAAGGTAGAAATTCTTTAGGTTCTATGGAAGAACAGTTAAACAAATTACTAAATGATTGATATTTATAATAAAAAAAAATTATGAAATTTGGGTTATTAAAATCAAAAATTGAGAATTGTTTGGTAGAATCATACAGAAAAAATGGTTTAAAACGAGATATGTTTGTTTTTGAAGAACTTGTGTTAAAAAACAAATCTTTAAGTACACTTTATTTCTTATATGATGAACTTAGTAAAAACAAAGGATTAAATGAATCTTTTGTAAATGAGTATATTAACGAAAGTATTATACTATTTGAGAATACTATTTCTAAGGTTGAGAAATCAGACATTAAAGATTTAAATTCTTGGGTTGGTCATATTGTAACAGAAAACAGATACCGAGATATTGATAATTTATTCTCAAATGAAGCATCCACTTTAGAGGAAAAATTAAAAAGTAAAAAAACTATTTCTGAAAACCTCAAAAAAAATACAATAAAAGAAAAGGATGTTATTGAAGTTCCATTAAAATCTATGGTTGAAGTGGCAAACAATACAATTAAAACACATATTGATAGTTTAAACGAAAGTGAAAGAAAACAACTTAATGTTTTACTGAGTACTCCCGATGAAAAACTTAATCAAAAATATAATTTTCTTAAAGAAGATGTAATTGAAAAATTGGAGGGTTTATTAACGGAAAATGAAGATTCTGAAACTAGTGGAAAAATCAACGAAACAATTGAAAAATTACAAACAGAAAATTACGACAAATTAAATTATTTTAAACTAAAACAATTAAATGAAAATCTTTAATTATTAGGAATTTGTTTTTGTTAGTAAATATTTTTACTTAAAATCTGTCTCTTAAGGACAGATTTTTTTTTTAGTGATTTTTTTATTTGATATATACCCCAAAATCAGTTATTATTATTTAAAATAAACCATATCAGTATGAAGAAAATTTATGAAAAAAGGCAAAACCGAAAAAATCAATGGTTTTAGGACATCAAAGATAGTCTATGGCACCGTAGACTCCAAAGAATTTAAATCACTTTACCTAAATATCCAAACTTGGGTTGAACCAAAAAAAGACTCTGAAAATTGGACAAGAGTTGTCCTTAATATGAGCAGATCAATTAAACATACCGTCCATCACAAATTAGATAAGACAATGTTTGACAATAAATTTATAGTAGACTTAGATCTTAGAACAAGCGGTCTACACCTCAAAAAGAAATCGTTCATGAATTTAGAAATTAACCTATTCCTAAATGAACCAATAGATTTCAAATCCTTAAAATTAAAAAAAACACTTAAATTATTAGTAAAAGAAATCTATTCAGATGTGTTAGTTAGTAACCCAAACTTTAAATTTTATTTAACAAAAAATGGTAATTCTAAAACTATTAAGATAAAAACAGAAACGACCTAATATTTATAACTAAAACTTATTATGGGTGAATATAAAATTTTAGGACCTAAAGATACGGGTAGAGGAATCCTTATTGAATACGATGCGGGATATATTAACCCAAAAGAAGGTCGTAACTACGAGATATTAAAAGAATCATCAAATCATTTAGACCATTCAAAACCATTTGAATTTTACGCAGTTTTACAAAAATATAATACACCTAACAGAAATGGTAGATTATACCCTGAGAAGATCTTAAAGAGAGAGGCAGAAAATTATAGAAAGTTGATTGAGAAAGGAACCTCATTATCTGAATTAAACCACCCTGAGTCTTCTTTAATTGATTTAGATCGTGTATCACATATAATCACTGATATATGGTGGGATGGTCCTGTATTGTTAGGTAAACTTAAATTGTTGACAAGCCCTGGATTTCATGAAAGAGGGGTTGTTTCTACTAAGGGAGATTTGGCAGCAAACTACTTACGTCAGGGAGTTACTTTAGGTATATCATCTCGTGGTGTAGGATCACTTAAAAAGATTGGGGAACAAAACGAAGTACAAGACGATTTTGAACTTATCTGTTTTGACTTAGTATCTTCACCATCTACACCTGGAGCTTACCTTTTCCAAGATAAGAACGATAGAATGAAGTACGAAGAGAACTTAGAGGAAGACAAAAAAATAGCAGTAGAAAGAAATGTTGGTGAAAGTGGTAACAAATCACTTGACTTAATGAAAAGATTAACCGATTATTTAGATAAATAAAAAAAACTATGGAACAAGGAGAAAAGTATTTTGTGGCTAAAATCACATCTGATTTATTAGATAGTGAATCAGGTAAAGTAAAAAAAATGAGAGAGGAGAAATTAGTATTGGGATACACCCCAACTGACGTTGAAGCGAAGGTGACTAAAGTGTATGAACACTATACGATGGATTGGAGAATTACATCAATCACTGAAAGTAAAATTGACGAGGTGATTAATTAATCTTTAATTTAATTAAACTTAGGATGGGTATAACATTGGTTATACCCATTTTTTTTGCCCTATAGTGAGAAAAAAATGATTTTTTTTAAAATACATACTATTTATATTGTAAAACAAACTATAGATGAACAAAAAATCAGTTGTTGAAGACACTTTATTTCAAATTAAAAATTTGGAACAAGTTCTTAAAGAAAATGCAAAAGGAATACTTTCTTCTACCATGAAGGATGAAATCAGCTCATTAGTAAAAGAATCTCTTAGAGAACAAGAAGAGATTGACGTTGAAGACCCCGAAGAGGTTGTTGAACCTGAAGGTCAAGAAGATGATGTCGAAGACATAGACTTAGGTGCTGAACCTATGGATATGGAAGTTGACATGGAAGATGACGACGTTGAAGATATCAGTATGGATTCTGAAGATGATGATGCAATTGACATGACTGGAGCAGATATGTCAGATGTAATTAAAGTTTTTAAATCTATGAGTGATGAAGATGGAGTTATCGTAAAGAAAGATGCGAACAATAACATTACATTATCTGATCCTGAAACAGGAGCCGATTACTTTATCCAACTTTCTGAACAATATCAAGATGAACTTGATAAAGAAGAAGATTTATCATTGGACGAAACTTTGTACGAAATTGAAATGGATGACTTTGATATGTCAGATTATGGCATGGAAAACGATGAGTTTGAAGACGAAGAAGAAATGGATTTTGAAGAAGAACCAAGACACAGAAGTCGTAGACATCGTGAAATGGAAGAAACTCCAATGTATGAAACTGAAACTGACGAAGTTCTTTATGAAATTGAAATGGATGAAGAAGAATCGGACAAAGAAGAAATGGAAGAAGGAGAAGACATGGACCATGTAATGGAAGCTAAATTTAAAGCTAAAGGAATGGGAATGGGTTCACCTAAATTTACGTACGGACAAACTATGGATTATAAAACTACCAAACAAAAAGAAGGTAAAAAAATGATCAATACAGGAAGTGCTAAAAAATTCACTTATAAAGATGGTGAAAATTTAGATGGTGAATACAGACCAATCAAAAAGAGAAAAGAAACCACAGAAGCTTCACGTACATTAGGTGCGGGTAGAAAATTTGGAAGAAAAGGTTTACCAAAACCAAAAGCGGCTCCTCAACATATTAGTGAAACTGAAGTAGAATTACTTAAGTCTAAAAATGAAGAGTACAGAAAGGCTTTGAATCTTTTCAGAACTAAATTAAATGAAGTGGCGATATTCAACTCTAACTTGGCTTACGCAACTAGACTGTTTACAGAACATTCAACGACAAAACAAGAGAAAATAAATATTCTTAGAAGATTTGACAATGTTGAAACTCTTAAAGAATCTAAAAGTCTCTATAAAACATTAAAAGATGAATTCTCATCTGAAACAACTAAGGAAAACTCTATCAACGAATCATTTGAAAAATCGGTTACTAAAACTCCTGTGTCAGGATCAGCCGTTAATTTGATTGAATCTAAAACTTATGAGAATCCTCAGTTCTTGAGAATGAAAGATTTAATGGGAAAAATAAAATAAAAAATAAATAAACTAAAATAAAAAACCAAAAAAAATGGGAGCATTATTAGAATCAGGTCTTGTTGGTAACATTGGGTTAAAACACCTTAAAGTTATCAAAGAAGATACTATTAACAAATGGGATAAATTAGGATTCCTTGAAGGCCTTAAAGGTCACCTAAAAGAAAACGTAGCACAGTTGTATGAAAACCAAGCTTCTTTCTTGATTAACGAAGCAACTTCTGAAGGTTCTAACGGAGCATTCGAAACAGTTGTTTTCCCTATCGTAAGAAGAGTTTTCTCTAAATTGTTGGCTAACGATATCGTTTCTGTACAAGCAATGAACTTACCAATTGGTAAATTGTTCTTCTTTGTACCTCGTATCCAAGGATACACAAGTGCATCTGATGCAAATGGTGGAACACACTTTGGACCAATTGGAGCACCAAACGGACCAACTGTAGATCAAAACGCAGGATACCCAGGTGGATCAACAGGTAACGCTTACGCTAAAAACCTTTACGATTTATTCTACGAAGGTGGTGAAGCAGGTTTAGATCCTCCAGGATTGTTTGATTACTCTAAAGGTCAATGGACTGCAGTTACCGCAAATACAACTGTACAAGTTTGGAACGGTAGTATTTTAGATAACGCAGGTGATAATAACGCATTGTATACTGCAACAACAGGAACAAGAAAAGTTATTATCAAAATGTGTGACTTTAATCAAAGTGGTCAAGGCAAATTAATCGGACCTGATGGTAACGAGATGGATACTGAAACTTTCTTATCTGACCTTAAAATTATTGCTGATTCAGGTTTAACTGTGGCGGAAGGTTCACCTTGTGAAGTAGGGACTGGTCCATTATTGTTCAGAGTTGTTACTCAAATCTACGGTAAAGGAATCGTTAAATATGGTAAACAACAAGGAACGACATTTGCTACTACAGGAAACGGTGGTTCTTACTACGATATCTGTGACGAAGAAGGTTGTATCTATTTAGAAGTTGATTTATCTTGTCCTGTATGTGCTACTTGTGGTACTACATTAGACGGATACACAGGAACTACTTTAAGTGCGATCGCTTCAGGTGATTCATTTACTGCGGTTTACAGAAGATACAAAAACTTAGAGTTTGAAGATAAAATCGGTGAGGTT